TTGGACTAGTGCCGGGTGCGGGTGACGCAGCACAAAAAGCAATCATGCAAGGTACAAAAATGATGGCCGAAAGAAGTGGCCAACTTGCTGGAGAGCTAACAGGCACTGCTAGAGCAATACGGGACGGCGACTTAGAATTTATTAGGGGTAGAGGTAATCCTGAAAACAGCCAAGGTGTAGGCGCTGATGTTGCTCGAAAAGATCCGTCCAAAGCTAAGATGGATGAACTAGACCCGATACGTCAAAATAGTTCTAAAGGCTTTTATAAAACTAAAGCCCCTAACTATGTAGAAGACATTGAAGTAGATGTAGAAGATCAAGGACTTCTAGTACCTGAAAAGTCTTTATCTATAGACGATTTAGAAAACACCGATCTAATTCCTCTTATTGCAGACAGAACTGCGGCGGGTAAAACCTTAAAGGGTGTTCAAGGCGGTGCTAAAGATTATAAATTTGAAAACCCGGTAGATCTGCAAGGTGGCCGAGGCTTCATGCGTTATCCCGATACTGGGGCGTTTGCCTCAATGCCTAATGTAATGGGGGAACAAGCTCAGTTAGCAAAACGAGTAGCCGAGGGTGGCGGTGACCCTAGATTAGTGCATATGTCCATGTCTGCCGAAGGCGGTGATTTTAGCACCATGATGAGCGATACCGTCATGGAGATGATGGATCAATCGGACATCTCTGCGAAAGATGTCAAAGCTTTTGATAGTTGGGTTAAAGCTAATGTAGACGCAGATTTCCCCGGCATCCGTAGTGCGAATGCAAAAGATTATTTAGCTACACAAGTACCCGGCACTCGACGCCAGCTAATGTGGAAGAAGTTAGATGGCCCTGAATTTAAGAATAAAGGCTTTCCCGTAATGGGAGATGCAAGGGTAGCAATAACAGACCCACGGCTGCTTTCTTCACCTTCAATGCAAGGCTCCTCTGTTACCAAAGTAGATACCTCTGGTAACCTAATTACTGGCCCCGTCCGTCAGCATAAGACCTACTCATCACAAGTTGGCCCTACTGGAGCAGATGGATATGTGGGAGAACTTGATGCTGTACCCTACGAGATATTAATGCGGGACTTCTTTGAGCAACGCCGCGCCGCTGGAACAAAGGCAGGCTCTGATCAGCGTTCTCTACAGATGAACAGTACCTTCAGTCAGCCTGTTGATGCTCAGATGGTTGAGGAGGTTAATCGCTATTTAGAAATTCAAGATTTGGCAGAGAGAGATGCCTATCGAAGAAACATCTCAGATATGCGTCAGGATCGCACACAATATAATCTTGGACACAACGGTGGTCCGCCCATAAACGATCCACCCGTGATAACTCAAATGTCAGATGCCTTTGCAGAACCTCTAGAGATTGGTATCAATTCGGCGGCTAAAGACGGAGCCTTGTTAAAGTCTTACACAAGCGAAGACTTACAAATGCTGGATCAACTGGCTGAAGGAGCTACGGCAGGGACACGCAAAGCAGATGCATTGATTAATTCTCCAGTAGAACCGGGTACAAAAGTAGGAATACGTCTGAACCTAAATTCTAACATACCAGATGCTCTGCCGGGTATGAATAAATTACAGACATTACATAAGAATAATTACAACGGTCAGGCTCTGTCTTATCAGACTACTGCTACCGTAGAAAATGTTAAATTCAATGTAAGTCAGTCAGGTAGAGCGGGTATTGCAGCTAAAAAATATGCGCCTACTACTCCAGAAGCTAAGAGTAAATTTCCTGCTATGTCCGTCGATGGTAACTATGTTGCCGATAGAAATATTTTAAATGAAATGGACAATACTGTAGTAGAGATAGGTACTAATCCAATGAACCTCCATCTATTTATAGATATGGCTACAGGTCAGGCTGTAGAGAGTGCAGAGATAGCAACAGTTATTGGGGACAGAGCTTACGCTAAGGGAGTTAAGTACATGAAGAAAGCAGACGCTCCTGCACCTAAAAAAGCTTCTGATGGTACAGAACTACCTAGTGAAGTTCGCTATAAGATGAATAAGGGAGGTTTAGTTACGGCTCTACATTAAGACCGTAATCATAGAACCTTTTCTTTCCTGTTGGGTTAGTACCTAACGCATTGTCCAGCATCTTTTCTATTAATTCTATTTGAATTTCAGATTTAGAATTTACCGAAGTTCCATTTGGTAATGCATATTTAACTGCCTTATAGATCTCATCTATTAGACGCTCTTTATTTTCAATATCCAATTCATCACTCATAACACTTAATTACTACACTAATTAATATCCTGCAAGGAATTTATTATGGACTTAGAGCCAAAGAAAGTAGCTGGGGTTACTACCCGTAACGGTAAGCCTGTTTGGACGAATGCAGAGAACAAAGAACCGTACTCTGAGAAATCATCATCTTTTAATTACGGTGATGCAATATTGGTTACTCCCACAATCGACCCCACTAACGGCAAGCCTTACGACTTAAAACAACTCTTTGACTATTATGATCAAAATGGCCCCTATGATATGTACACGGGCGAGAAGCTGCCCATGTTTGAAGATGAGCCTACGGCTACAGCGTATTCAAAGTGGCGCTCCCAAAACCTCTTTAACACTGACCTCACAGAGCAACAGTTCTACACGGGTGAGAGCGATATGTACTCACCGCAAGACGGCTCCGACATTACGGTTAAAGACCGAATTAAAGACGCAATGTTCCACGCCGGGGACATTAAAGATGACGTAGTAGGTTTCTTTAGTGGCGATGCCCAAGAGTACGCACTTGGTGGCCTAGCTACAGCCAACAAAGGGATAACCACACAAGAGGGTAAAGATATGGCTGATAAGAAGTTTCAACTTGATAAGAAGAAGGCCGACACAGACAAGGACGGTAAACTTAGCAAGTACGAGGAAGTCCGAGGCGAAGCCATCCAGAAGGCTATGGATAATGATGAGATCGTGGAGATGTACCACGGCGGCATGGCCTGCGGATGCGGAGGAGACTGTGACGGCTCCTGTGATGGCAGTATGATGGACGGCATTATGGGATACGACGATGTGTCTGGCAATCCTATTCCAGTAGGCTCCCACGCTGAGAACGTGCGTGATGACATCGATGCAAAGCTAAGTACTGATGAGTATGTATTACCTGCCCATGTAGTTAAATGGCACGGCCTGAAGCATATTCAAATGATGCAGTCAGAGGCTGAGATGGGTCTTATGTCTATGCAAATGGATGGCCTAATTCAACACGCAGGCGACGAAGAAGCTGAAGATACAGCACCCTGCCCTGAGTGTGACGGCTCTGGATGTGAACACTGCGAAGGTAAAGGTTACCACGAAGCAGACGAAGATGTGCCATCTGAAGAGATGGACATAGAGGAAGCTACTGTAGAGGTAGACAACCTTTTAGACGATGAAGAAGAGACTGAAGAGCCAGTTTCTACAACATCAAAACTCCCCGGAATGCTTAAAAAACAGAAATTTGCATTCATAATTTAAGTGGATACCCGAATATTATCGGACCCATAAGGAAACCCTATGTTAAAAGAAAAGTATACTCGCGCCCCAGAGGCGGACGATGAATTGACCTACAGCGAAGAAATGGCGCAGCAATCCCCACAGTCCGTGGAGCAATTAAGTGCTGAAGAAGAAAGCTACAAGAAACGCTATCAAGATATTCAACGGCACATTCAAACCGTGCGAGATCAGAAGGATCAAGAATTAAACGCAGTCAAGAAACAACTAGATGCAGCCACCCGGCAGCAAATTAGGTTTCCAAAGACTGACGAAGAGGTAGAGGCTTGGTCAAATCGCTATCCCGATGTGGCTAAGATTGTTGATACCATTGCCCGCAAACGTGCCAACGAAGCACTAGAACAGGGCGAACAGCGACTAAAGAAAGTAGAAAACTTTGAGCGCAGCCTGCATAAAAAGACGGCAGAGCAACAGCTAGTTCAATTGCATCCAGACTTTGCCCAGATACGGCAAGATCCAAAGTTCCATGAGTGGGTATCTATGCAGCCCTCTGCAATGCAAGACAGCGTCTACAAGAATAATACGGACGCCACTTGGGCCTCTCGTACTATTGATCTGTACAAAGCAGATATGGGAAAGCGGAAGACTAATAAGTCGGCAGCTCAAGCAGTCGGTCGAACTTCGTCTTCGGCTCCCACTATAGGCGGCAAGGCCTCATTCTCTGAGAGTATGGTTCAGGCAATGTCAGACCGTGAATACGAAGCAAATGAAGAAGCTATTAACGCCGCAATTTCAGCGGGTACTTTTTCATATGACATTTCCGGCGCTGCACGATAACACCTAACTAAGCAATTAACTATTGCAGTAATTAAATCTCTGTGTTATAATGAAACCATTGATTTTAAGGCGTAGGACACTCATTAAGTACACCCTACGCCAAACCCTCCAGATAATAGTAATAGGTCCACCAGCAAGTTTTGACCCGCTTTGGCGATACTCTTAATGCCCTGACACCGATGTTACATTGTCTGTTATAGCTGCTTCTATTTTCAATTTATAAACACTTTGTTGGGCGTCATTATCGCCAACTAATAATACAAGTCAATTGATTTTTAGAAGTTCATTTCAAGCCATTTCATTCAAGGAGCATCCAAAATGGCATTTCCAAAGGCATCAGGTTATACTAACCTCAATTCGGGCAATTTCAGCCCAGTAATTTATTCCAAAAAAGTTCAGAAGGCACTCCGCAAGGCATCTGTCGTAGAGTCGGTGACCAACACCGATTATTCGGGAGAGATCGCCAACTTTGGAGATAGTGTTAAAATTATCAAAGAACCTGATATCACTATCACAACCTATGAGCGCGGCACTCAACTGGCAACACAAGATTTGACAGACGCCGATTTCACTATGGTTGTCGATCAAGCTAACTACTTCCAGTTCGCTATCGATGATATTGAGGAGGCCCACAGTCACGTCAGCTTCGGCGATTTGGCCTCAGATCGTGCTGGTTACCGTCTGCGTGATACCTTTGACGCAGAAGTAATGGGCTACTTGTCCGGCTGGAAGACACCCGGTTCATGGGCGCGTCGTTCAGCATCTGGCGACATCAACGGCACTAAGGCAGACACTAACGCCGGAAATGATGAAATGCTGGCAGCTAACAAGCTGGATATTACAACATTCGGTGGCAGTGACCTTGGCGTAGATGGCGAAGTAACATCCATTCCAATCGCCGCTGGCGGTGGTGCTGGTGGTATCACTTCTCCATTGGCAATCCTGAACCGTATTGCACGGCAAATGGATCAAGCCAACGTAGACACAGATGGCCGCTGGGTAGTAATCGACCCAGTATTTGCTGAAGTGTTGATGGATGAGTCAAGCAAACTGATCAACGCAGACTTCGGTGGCGGTGATGAGCTTCGCAATGGCCGTCTGCCGGGTACTCTTCGTGGGTTCTCAATCTACAAGTCCAATAACCTTCCATACCTTGGCACTGGTGCTGGTACAGCCGCTTCTGCGGGTTCCGAAACCAACTTTGGTGTGATGGTTGCTGGTCACGCATCTGCGGTAGCTACGGCTCAACAGATTGCTAAGACTGAGACTTTCCGCTCACCAACAACATTCGCGGACATCGTGCGCGGCATGAGCCTCTATGGACGCAAGATCCTTCGCCCAGAGGCGTTGTTCACAGCGAACTATAACCTCGCATAAAACTTTTAGGGGCTGGCTTAGTGCTGGCCCCTTACCTCTTTTTTTAAGGTAGCTCTATGCCATCTACTTATATTGATCTTTGTAACCAGACCCTACGCCGCCTCAATGAGGTGGAGATTGCTGAAGCTGACTTCGGATCAGTTCGAGGTGTGCAGGCGCTTGTTAAAGATGCCGTAAAGGCTTCTGTAGCGAAGATAAATCAAGCAGAGTTTGGCTGGCCCTTTAATGCGGCAGAACAGACCGACACTTTAATCGTAGGGCAGACAGAATATTCTTGGCCACAATACTTTAAAGTAGTTGATTGGAACAGCTTTCAAATCCAAGCCGACGATAATTTACGCACAGGCTTTAAGACATTAAAATTCATAGAACAGGACGAATGGTATTCGGACTACCGGGACGATGACTATACCGCAGGCGCATCTGGTCGGGATATCCCAGAGTTTGTATTCCCCTCCCACGGCAATGGGTATGGCGTAAGCCCCTCACCCAACCGGGCGTTCACAATAAAGTTTAGATACTTTTTGAACTACACTGACATCAATAACGCAACAGATGTCACCCGCATCCCAGAAAGCTATGATACCGTCCTGATCGATGGGGCGCTTTATCATTTGTATATGTTCAAGGACAACGTGGAAGCCGCACAGGTAGCGTATATCGCCTTCGAGAAGGGCATCAAAGACCTTCAAACATTATATATTAATAACAATGTCTCCATTAGAGACACTAGGATTAAATTCTAGATGCCAGATCAAATACAATCCTTCAAATTAGTTTGTAGTGGCGGTCTGAATAGTAACGAAAATCATTTAGATCTTTCGGATAATAGCCCCGGCTCTGCCACACGACTTGTTAACTACGAACCGGGCCTCTTTGGGGGCTATCGTCGTATTGAAGGCTACTCACAATTTGATAGCGACTACGGCGAAGTGACGGTTGATGGACAGACCACAGGACAGGGCAAGGTCTTAGGTCTAGCTATATTTAAAGAAGACGTAACGAATACCACTAAGATCATTGCCGCCCGTCAGGATGCTGGAGCTAATACTTACAGCTTTTACTTTTACACCGCATCAATCGGCTGGCGGAAGTACACACTAGATCACTCAGTATCTCGCCCGATGACCTTAAACGGCCTGACCGTAGATAAGCTTCGCCACGCTACTTTTAACTTTGGCACAGGTAACCACATCGTCTTCGTAGACGGCGTAAATCCTGCCATAGTATTTAACGGAGCTTACTGGAAAGAGATTAAGTCTTCCCATGCTGGTGGATACGATGCGGCAAACAATACTGCGGGTGGCCCACAGGCGCTGAATGCCCCTGCTTTGGTAGATGTCTTTGAGAACCATGTGTTCTTGTCAGGCCACGAAGCTACCGCAGCGGCAGTAGCACATAGCGCACCTAATGATCCGTATACTTGGACTACGGCGGCGGGTGCGGGACAACTGGCTTCTGGCTTTGATGTAGTACAGATTAAACCGTTTAGGGATGACTTATTCGTCTTCGGCGGCAACTCAATCAAAAAGATTGGAGTAGATGGCTCTGGTAACTTTACTCTAGCACAGGTCACCGCAAACGTAGGCTGCGTAGCAAGAGACAGTGTACTGGAAATTGGCGGGGATCTGATGTTCCTCGCACCTGATGGCTTCAGACCTTGCGCCTCAACTTCTCGCATTGGCGATGTGGAGCTTGAAACATTAAGTAAGCCAATACAGGCTACATTAGTCGATATCATAAAAAACGAAGACATGACCACACTGAATGGCGTTGTCATTAGGTCAAAGTCGCAAGTCAGATATTTTATCGGTGACGGCGGGGTTTTGGCGGGAGATAGTCTTGGTATTATCGGTGGATTAACTAATAGCTCTGGTTCGATTGGCTGGGAGTTTGGGGAACTTTTAGGTATTCGAGCTTCGTGCTGTACTAGCGGATACATTGGAACCGCAGAATTCGTATTGCACGGTGATTATGACGGCAAAGTATACAAGCAAGAAGATGGTATAAGCTTTAATGGCGAAGATATCGTAAGCATTTACGCTACACCTTATTTAGATTTTGGTGAGACAGAACAACGCAAAATAATGCGAAAGATAAATACATTCATTCGGGCAGAAGGCCCGTTAGAAATGTTACTTTCCATGACCTACGATTGGGGTGATGGGGCTGTTTCAACGCCATCCACATACTCACAGACATCTTCAGGAGCGCCTACCCAATACGATGGTAGGAACATTAATTATGCTGCCACAAACGTACTGTATGGCGGCTCATCTAAACCAATTATGACCAGTGACATTCAGGGATCAGGATTTTCTGCACAGGCTACTTTTGTGACGGTAGGTCAGACAGAGTCATTCAGCATCCAAGGTATGGTCTTTGAATTTACTGCGGCAGGGAGAAGATAGACTATGGCAGGTTACACACGGCAGTCTCAAGGCACTATAATTAATGGGTCGCCTATTACTGCACCTCCCCTTAATTCTGAGTTTAATCAGGTAGCTGATGCATTTCATGGCACAACTGGTCATGGACATACTGGCGCTACAGGTGATGCTCCTAAAATACCTCTAGCGACATCTGTTTCTGGCTTTTTGCCAGCCGTACATGGTGGCGTAGGTGGCCTAAATAAAATGGACGCCACATCCGCCCCTATAGCCACCAACGATATCTCTCAGGGCTATGTAGTAGGCTCCATGTGGCAGAATACTGCAACAGGTCGAACATATATCTGTATCGTTAATTCTTCTAACGCAGCGGTCTGGCAAGAGCTAATTAAAGTATCTAATGGTAATGCAATAATTCCAGCCGCTAACGACACTATCGATCTGGGAAATACTTCTACGCGCTTTCAAGACTTGTTTCTGAGCGGAGGAATTGCGGCGGCTACAAACGTGGCTGTTGGCGGTACTCTAAACGTCACTGGAACCACCACAGTCGGTACAATAAATGGTACAACTGCAACTGTAAGTGGACTAACTACACTAAACCAAGTTGATGCTAACAGTGGTACGATTGATGGCACGGTTATCGGCGGCAATACAGCCAGCCCAATCACTGGTACGACAATCACCTCTACTAACGGATTCACGGGCGATATTACTGGTGATGTCACTGGTAACGTAACGGCTGCGTCTGGTACTTCTAGCTTCACCAACATTAGTGCATCAGGCACTATTACTGGGGCAGTCTCTGGCGATGTCTCTGGTAACTTAACCTCTTCAGGTACATCTACGTTTAACAACGTAACAATCTCAGGCACACTGAATATGGATGGCGGTACAACTGCTACCATCCAGAACCTAACTGATCCAACTAACCCACAGGACGCCGCCACACGCAACTATGTGGAAACCCGTATCGCTGATGTGATTGATGTGGCACCCGCAGCCTTAGACACCTTGAATGAGATTGCGGCTTCACTGGCAGATGATGCTAACTTCGCAGGGACTATGACTACTGCCCTAGCGGGTAAGGTAAACGACACTGGCGATACCATGACGGGCAACCTGATTATGTCCGGCGCTACGGTCACAGGTCTACCTCTACCAACGGCAATTACTGAGGCGGCAAGTAAACAGTATGCCGACCAGCAAGATGCCCTACAGGTATCACGGTCTGGTGATAGTATGTCAGGCCAATTGGCTATGGGCCTCAACAAGATCGTTAACTTGGGTGCGCCGACTTCTAGCACTGATGCAAGTTCGAAAGGCTATGTGGACGGCATCCTCGGTTCTGCTACAGCGGCTTCTGCTTCGGCAGCGGCGGCAGCTACATCTGAGGCCAATGCTGCGGTATCGGAAGCTAACGCACTTGCTTCTCAGAACTTAGCACAAGATTGGGCAGTCAAGACAAACGGCACCGTTGATGGCAGTGACTATTCTGCAAAATATTGGGCCACACAGGCTGACGTAGGAACAGTTGCGACCAACATAGGTTCGATAAACACAACAGCCGCTTCAATAGCTAACGTCAATCTTACTGGCGGATCAATCGCAGCGGTTAATACTGTGGCGAACAACATCAACAGCGTTAATGACTTCTTTGATACATACTTTGTTGGAGCCAACCAGCCCACAAGTTCAAATGTAACAGAAGGCGATTTGTGGTTCGATACAACCGCCCAAATTTTAAAAGTCAGATCAGCAAGTGGATTTCAAAGTGCTGGTTCGTCGGTAAACGGCACGGCTGACCGTGAAGAATACACAGCTACAGCTAATCAATCATCATTCGCAGCTACATATGACCCAACCTACTGTGATGTATACCTAAATGGTATTAAATTAGCACCTTCAGACTTTACCGCAACAGATGGAGCCAACGTGGTCTTGGCCTCACCAGCGGCAGCGGGAGATAGCGTTTCTATCGTTAGCTTCGGCACCTTTGAATTGGCAGACCACTACAACAAAACAACAGTCGATGCACTCATCGATGATGTCGAAACTCTAGCATTGGCAGGAATATAGCATGGCTTTAAATACAACCACTCTTGAGACAAATCTCAACACAAAAATGAACGCCACAACAGGCACAACCTCGGGTAAGGACTTCTTGCTACTTGGAAAGGCGGTCGAGGCTCTCACGCCCTCAATCACAGTAGCTTCTGTAATTGCTGAAGGCACAACTCAAGTAGCTGCGGTACAAGCGGCTGCGGCTGGCTACGCGCCATTAGCTGACCCAACCTTCACAGGTACGGTAAACGCTGCGGCGCTCACACTCTCAGGCGACCTGACCGTTAACGGTACAACTACCGTAACGGTGAACAGCACCGACGCTTAGACGTTGCGGACCTTAACATTACGATTGCTGATGGCGCTGCGGACGCGGCTGCGGCAAACGGTGCTGGCATCACGGTAGATGGTGCTTCAGCCACGATGCTCTATACCAGTGCAACGGATACATGGGACTTCAACAAGGCTATCACAGGGACGTACACGAACCTTCAGCCTGTTATTAATACAAACGCAGCGGTCACAGGTGCTACAACTTTTGATGTAACAAAGCCGATGCACCACTTCGACATGACAGGTGCGGCCTCGTTTACTGGCGTAAACATTGCGGCAGGCAGAACCTGCATGATGGTTCTTGATACTACAGCAACGCCACACACGCCTTCTTGGGGCAGCGACATTAAGTGGCCCGGTGCAACTGAGCCAACATGGGCTGACAGCCGTTACTGGATTGTGTCCATGACCTGTCTTGATGGATCAATCATCTTGGCTTCGGCTTCTGGTTACACGGTTTAAGGGGGTAAGCAAATGAGTTTACCAACAAACTTTTTCATTGGCCGTGGTGGTGCTATCGGACCCGAACCCATTACTGGCTTTAGTGATGGTGCTACAATCTTAAACGGCTACGGCTTTGAACTCTATAAAGCAGGTGTCGGGAATGCCAGTAAGTTTTATTATTATTTTACCGTCCCTTCTGGTGTTACAAAGCTGCGCTTCATCGCCATAGGGGCAGGTGCAGGTGGTACAGATACCTACAACGTATATGGTGCAGGTGGCGGGGGAGGAATCGAAGGATTTTTAGATGTGTCTGCGGGTGAAACCGTTAGGTGCGCTGTGGGTATTGGCGGTGAAGGTGTCGACACAGGATCATCAGGTAGAGGCGGCGACTCTGATATTTATCAAGCTTCCACAGGTTATTTTATGGAGGCATATGGGGGTAGAGATAATTCTTATGGGTCAGGTGTTCGTAGAGGTAATGGTTACTCAGGCGGCTATCCTTCTTCTAACGTAATCTCTCAAGGTACTGGAGGTGCAACAAACACAGATGGTGATAACTCCAGTAACCTAAATCCAATTACTAATGCAGTATACCTTTCTGGTGCAACTGCTCATGCAGGTGGCGCAGGAGGTTGGGATTCTCACCCAGTTAGTTTTGGTTCTGGAATAGGTTTTGGTGGAGGTGGTGGTTTTACTAACTCAACTACTAGTCGAAGAAACGGCGGTATCTACGGCTATGCAGGTGGTAATGGACAAGGCAGTCAAGGCAACGCAGGGCTTGGACCCGTAGGCGGTAATCCATATGGACCTACTGCTAATGGCAGTGGCTACGGCGGTGGCGGTGGCTCCTACGGCGGTGGTGGTTGTGATGGATGGTCTGGTGGCTGTGGTGCGGGTGGCTTAATCCGCATCTGGTGGGCCTCAAGCCAAGGTGATCCTGATTGGATTCTGTCAGGCGGTAATTATGTATAAGGAAATCACCCAATGAGCAAAGCAAGAATATTAGCCGACCTGATTTCCGACAGCCAAATCACGGCGTCAGAAATTACAGGTCTTGAACTTAACGCAATCCAGCAAGGAGACACTATCGTTGAAGTGTCGGACACAGGCAGCGGCGGCAAAGTCGTTGTTCGTGTGGATGGCGCTGACAATTCTGAGTTTAACGCTGGCGGGATTAAAGTCCCGTCAGGCACAACCGCACAGCGTGACCCAGCGGCTGTTGTTGGTTCGCTGCGATACAACACAACCATAGGCTTCTTTGAGACGCTTACAGGCTCTGGTTGGGGTGCTGTGGCTACACCTCCAAGTATTACAGGTATTACCCCTAGTAACTTTGATGGTGCTGCCGGGGCTACCTTTACCGTGGACGGTGCGTTCTTCGATACTGCTACTACAGCGGTATTCAAGGGCGCTGACGGTACAGATTATGCGGCGGCTACAGTTACTTATGTTAGCACTACACAGATTACTATTACAAACGCTACAAATCTGCCCGTAGCAAATGAGCCTTTTAGGATTTCCGTTACTAACGGTGCTGGTCTGTCTGCAGAAAGCATACAAGGCATTGATGCTGGTTCTGTCCCAGCCTTCACAACAGCCGCAGGTACTCTTGCTACTACAACACGCTGGGATGATGCGGTCTCTGTAACTGTAAATGCTACTGACGCTGAAAACACTATCTCAGGCTATGCGGTTACTGAAGGAAACCTACCAGCGGGTCTTACTCTGGACGGTACTACAGGTGCTATCACGGGAACGTCTACTGAACAGACTACGACCACCTATACGTTTACCATTGAAGCCACTGACAGCGCAGGGAACACAAACACTCGTCAGTTTAATATTCAGATCGTTAATTCTGCACCCGTTTGGAGTAGTCCTGCGGATGGCGTTACTCTTGATGTAAACGGTGCTGCATCTATATCCCTAAGTGCGTCAGACCCAGAGGGTTCTAATGTATCTTATAGTTCCTCTAACCTACCCACAGGCTTTTCTATAAGTGGCAACACTATTACAGGTACATCAAACTCTTATGTGACTTCTAGCGTATTAGTAAATGCCTCTGATGGTTATAACTTTTCTGGTAGAAGTTTCTTTATTAACAATATCGCACCCCGACTTGGGCTAAGCTCGTGGCCTTCTACAATAATCGGCTTTGCTGACCCATCTGTTTCATCCTATGACGTAAGCGGAAGTAATTTTGTAGGTTATACAAGCCCTTATGACGGTCGATTTGTAAATGAATGGGATGTTTTATCAGACCAAAATATTGTAGGTGCAAACGGAATCTCGCCTAGTAACATAACTTCACCTCTTGGCCGTACTGTTCCATCGTCAACATGGGCTTCTCTTCGGAACATTGGAGACAGACAAGGCAATGCACAGTCTGCCGAAAGAGCAGGTTTTGGCTTATTTTCTGTAGGAAGGGATTGTCCATCTAGTGTTACTACTATCAACGTACTTGCATACGGGGGCGGTGGATACCAAACTATGGCGAACTACGCCCAAACACAATTTTCGGTTGTAGATCAGGATACTTTTAGGATTTGTATCGGTGCTGGTGCATCTAATGGCGGAAGTAAACCCGCAGCCAATGGCGTTGGCGGGGGTGGTGCGGATGGTGACGGCAGCGGCCGTGGCGGCGGGGGAGGCACAGGGTTCTGGGATGTGGGCATATCTCGCTCATCCTCTAGCTCTAACCGTTTTGTAGTTGCAGGAGGAGGAGGCAACTACGTCAACAACAATGGAAGAGTAGGAACGTCTGCGGCAAACTCTACTCAAGGAGACACTCTGTATTCTGCAATTGCATACACTAATGGTCAAGACCCCGGCAACAATGCAGCAAATTATCATATGGGCGGTGGCCCCGGGGCAGGTGGCTATAGTTCTACTGGTGGTAATTCTTTTAGCCTTTCCAATACAGGGAATCCAGGTGCGTACAATACAGGCACTGGACAAGCGGATCGTAGTCAAGAGACAATGTCTGATATTTATCGTCGTGGTGACGGTGGTGGTACAGGAGGTAGCGGTAGTAACCCAACAGATCGTACTACAGGCGGCGGTGGTGGCTTTGCTTACAATGCAATTGGTCTTGGTGGCGGAGGTGGCCAGTTTGGCGGCGGCGGCGGTTGGCAAGGCGGTGGCGGCGGTTGGGGAGACAGCGGTACGGCTGGCAGTTCCTTTGCCAATGGTGGGACTACTCCTACTTATGGTATCGGTCCTGTTGGACCTTCTGGCTCAAATACTTTTAGCACCTATAACCCTCCTGTGTCTGGCCTGTCGCATCCGTATGACTATCACAGCCACGGAATAGTTCTTGTCTGGTGGTAAATGACACACCCTCAAGAAGGCTGGCACATATCCAGAAGTACCAGCCAACTTAACCCTTGCTAATACACCAACTAAGTGCTACAATTGTGATATTGTTAAACTAGGTATAACCACACACAATGAACGATACTCCTGACAAGTACAGGTCGTTCGTCTTAACAGCTCAAAATGTAATAAGATATTGGACGGTATTAGAGCCGCATATTGATAGAGCTTTAGAACACGGTATAGGCGAACTAACCTCATTCGACATCTGCAAATTAGCACTAAACAATCAAGCTCAGATTTGGGCTACAGTAGACCACAATGAAAAACTATCATGTGTGACTGTTACGAAAATTATAGTCACTGAAAACACCAAACACCTTCACATTGTTTGCCTCACTTCTGTCGATAATACGGTGCGCAACATGAAGGATCAGTTCCATAATCTAGAAGATTTTGCGAAACATAACGGCTGCACATCGTTGCAAGTCTGGGGCCGCAAGGGTTGGGAACGTAAGTTGAAACCTCTCAAAAGTAGAAGCGGGAATAGCTTTAAGACGCTCTACTACGTTTTCCATCAGGAGATATAGAATGCTGTTAAACCCAATAATGCGCCACCTAAATCCACGAAGTTCAGGACTTATTGTATTTAAAGGTGGCGGTGGCGGTACTCCCGCCCCCGTAGCTACAGAAACTACAGGCACAAGTCTAGCGAGTGATTTAGGGGGAACCGTAGGTGGAGCATCTACATCTGATATGGGTGTTCACGGCGATGATTTTGGTAGTGGAAAAGCTATAACACCGCCACCCCCAGCACCAGCACCAGCACCTACTATTGATACTTCCAATCTAGCTAAGTCAGCGGCAATGGATGCAGGTTTTGCCAGCGTACTAGGTGACACTGGCAACATCTTATCCGACACTGGTCAGATTAAATCTAACGTGAATACAGGTTTTGCGTCCATTGAAGACTTGCTAGGCCAGTATAATACTGCGTCACAACAGCAATTCAGCAACCTAAGTCAAGGCCAGACCGCTGGCTTTCAGGACATGGGAAACCGCTTTGATACTGTCGATCAAGCCACTAGCAATCTTCAAGGCACAGTCGATCAAGGATTTGTAGATCAGGCACAGGGCTTTAGTGATGCACAGGCCAATCGCACAGCTAATGCTGCCCAAGCAGACGCAAGCTTTGCTGCCGCTGGTCAAGCTATGGATCAAGGATTTGCAAACACCTCAGACCAGATGACGCAAACTCAGGCTAACGTCTTGGGCGGTCAGGCTGGTATACAAACAAATCTAGATAATATGTCTGCAACTGCGGATATTTACGCCGCCGAATCTATGCAAAATCAGGAAGCACTACAACAGGGACAGGATCAATTTGTAAGCAGCTTTGATGATTACACTGATCGCTACGGGCAAGATCAGAAATTAGCAATCAACTCACGCAATGATATTTTTCAAGCACAAGCCAATCAATCTGAGAAGCTGCGGGAAGATATTGGTGAGTATTCACAGGCACTCCAAACGGGTCAGGAAGATTTGACTACCGAAATACAAGAACGCTCAGTCGGATTGGAAGAACAATTTGCTGAAGGCCTAGCTGGTCTGGATGCTTCACAGATTACACAGGCCCGTAATCAGGCTAGATCAGCTTCCCGGCTAACAAATCTAAACCCTGCAATGCGTACTAAGTTTAGTCAGCTTGGAGCGTCTTTCAACGATGCAGGTCAGCTAATCGAAAGCAGCATCGACGCAGATGGTGGAACAACAAACCGCTCAGTTGATCGCACTGGTAACCTTCTACTCAACAAATTTGATGTCACGGGTCAATCAATGGGTGGAGCAACAATTAACCTTCGCACATCTCTTCAGGAGTTAAGCGATTTACAAGGCCAATCAAGTGGATTTGCCTCCCCATTCGCACAAACAGGATAAATCATGCATCCAAATACAGTATCAAAAGACTGCGTAGAACTTGTTAAAAAGTTTGAAGGTCTGCACAAAGTTAAAGACGATGGGATGGTACACGCCTATCGATGCCCCGCAGGTAAAGTGGACTTGCGGATTTGGGGCAACCAAAGGGGTACGCTCTGGAGTTAAGTGGACTAAAGAGTACTCCGAAATGCGCCTGATCGAAGACCTAGAGGAACACGGTAAGATTGTTAAGAAATACGTCAATGTACCTTTAACTCAATCTCAGTACGATGCCCTTACCTCATTCGTATTCAATTTAGGTGGTGGTGCGTTCAGATCATCAACTTTGCTTACACGTTTGAACTCTGGAAAGTACGACGAATGTCCTGAACAGATCATGCGGTGGAACAAAGCCCGTGTGGATGGCAAACTAACACCGCTTCGTGGACTAACACGCCGCCGCACCGCAGAGGCCGCTATCTTCGCCCGTGAGGCTCAACTGCCTTCTGATGAAGGTGGGCCGCAGATGCCACAGAAACCTACGGCAGAGGCTCCTAAATCACTTGCTAAGTCCAAGACAATGGCTGGGGCCGGGATCGCTGGTGCAGCCACGGCCATGAATGAAGTAGCAGGTCAAATGCAGGGGCTGGTAGCTTACGCCCCTATGTTAAAAACAATCTTCTTGGTGTGTGCAATCGGCGGTATCGCTTTGGCTGCATACGCTCGTTTCAAAGATAATAAAGAAGGCGTCCACTAGTGTTCATCTTTGGTAAAATTAAGATGTACATCATTGCCACTTTAGCATTGGCCCTGCCCATTATCTACGTCTTCGGGCAGATCAAAGGGCGGGCAAAAGAAAAGAACAAAGTTCTAACGGATGAACTACAGGCGCAGAAAAAGGCGTCTGATTTTTATAAGGCGATGGCTGAAAATGAGAGCGATACTCTTACTGACCGCCGCTCTGTCACTGACAGGCTGCGCAAAAACGGTCTATAGAACCCAGCTTGAAATCTACTGCCCCCAAATCAAGCAGTATGATGAGCGGTTCAACAACCAATTAGCTGATGAATTAGAAAGTCTTCCTGCCGATGCTACGGCAATCGATGAGGCTGTCAAAAACTACATCTACCTTCGTGATCGTATCCGTAGATGTGAAGAGGAAAAGGATAAGATCTGATGGGTTTATGGGCAGATACTATTGGCGATGGCAACAGCTTCACTGAGAGTGTGGCTAATGTGTTTACTCCGACTGATGGGGCTTCATATGTAGGTGGTACGCTGACGTATGACAGCGGTGATAATGCAGGTACGGTGGTTCAGCAAAACTCTGATGGTAGCTTTGGGACTTCCTCTGACAATAATGGTAAGGGATACACAGGTTCTGCAAACGACACCACCAGTAATTCCGATAACATTTCAGGTAATACAAATAACAAATTTGTACCAACGGGTTCAGCCCCCAGCACAATGGCTTCCATTCTAGGATTTGCTACACCTGTGACGGCAGTGGCTACTGTAGCTGGTAAACTCATGGGCTGGGTAAATGGCCTTGATCCAGAGGCCGACATTATAAATGGCGATGTAATTGGTGGGCGTCAAATATATACCAAAGCTGGCGAAGGCGGGATGTCTTATTCCTACAACTTTCTTGGACAGCCCTACGAAGTTGAAGTTATAGACGGTAAGGTTGTTGATAAATTAACACAGGATGCAAATGGTAACTATCCCGGCACTGAAGGGTATGACCAATCAACTACTCGCTACGCAACAATGGCTCAAGATCTCCGAGATCAGGGCAACGATGACGAAGCCGATGCGCTTTTGGCAGAGGCCGAAGATAACGCTGCCACAGAACCACCTAGTAATGTAGAAACCAATTCCGACGAAATACTGGAGATGGCTAAAGCAGCCGGAGTTATACAGTCACAAGAAGACATGAAGGCTATAATTGCCGACCCTAATAAGTTTTTAAATGATAGGGGTCTTAAACTGGCAGACATTATGCCGACCATCGATGCTAATGCGGAAGGTACACTTCTAGACCCCAATGATCCGAGGTACAGTCTGGGTGAAAATGATGGGTACACTGCCGTTGCTACAGGCGATGCAGCCACGGTAGCAGACGTAGTGCAACCAAACACAGCTACTTATGACGCCCAGATGTCAGAGCTTACTGACAAAGAAATGGTAACCGCAGCCACCGGGACGGTAAGTGATGATGCAGTAGTAAATGCAGATAACCTCATTACAGACATCGAAGGTGCGGCCACTGGTGTAAATGCAGACGGCACACGCAGTGTTCTAGGCGAAGCTCTAAATAATTTTGCCTCTCAAGACATTAGTTCTGTGATTGATACGAGTACGGTATCAGGTAAGTTGTTTGCCCAGAAGCTAGGTGAAGGTAACTACACCGACGCCAAGGCTACTGTCTTAGGTCAAATGAAGATTATATCGGAAGAGTTTAAAGACTCTAACGGAAATCCGACTATACCCGCTTGGGCGCAGTCTATGCACCGAGATGCCTCAAAATCTGTAGCCTTTAATGGCATATCAGGTACTGCGGCAACGGCAGCTTTTAGTAATGCAATTATGGAAGCTACTCTGGGAGTGGCCGAACAGGATGCAAGTTTTTTCCAAACGCTGACCATCAAAAATCTAGACAACCGTCAGCAAGCCGTAATTAACAAGGCTAATGTTTTATCTAACCTAGAGATGAACAACGTAGACGTTAAGACACAGGCGGCAATACAAAACGCCAAAAACTTTATGCAGATGGACCTAGAGAACTTAACTAACGATCAACAGGCAGAGGTAATAAACCGAGCCGCATATGTTCAGTCCCTGTTCGATAATACTGCCGCTATCAATGCACAGCGGTTGTTTACGGCAGATAATGAAAATGACGCCAATAAGTTTTGGGGTGAACTTGCAGTATCGGCACAGCGTCACAACTCATCTGAGATGAATGCCTTAAAGAAGTTTAATGCAGGCGAAACTAATGACGCTGCGCAGTATAATTCGGACATGAAGAATGACCGCCAAAAGTTTAATGTAACTTTTCAAAATGAAATTGACAGAAGTAATGCTAAGTGGCGGCAGACCGTAGAGACTGCCAATAATCAAATAATGGTTGATGCCCATACAGCGGATGTGAAAGCAGCCCTCGACATAACACAGGAAGCCCAGAATAGGCTTTGGGATAGCACAGATAGCGTACTAGATTTAATCTGGAAGACTACCGACAACGATATGGAGCGTGAGCTTAGATTGTTGACCGCACAGATGACCGCGCAGTCGGGTCAATCTTCCGGCGGCGGATTTATGGATAGCGTACTACAATTAGGTGGCGCTTTCTTAGGGACCAGTACTGGCGCTGGTTGGCTGAAGAGTATTTTACCATCAGACGTTAGGCTGAAAGAAAACATCCAGCATTACGACACTTTGAAAGGTATTAATTTTTATACTTGGGATTGGAATACTGAAGGCAAACGAGTTGGAGCCGACCAATTCCCTCCCTTTGGAGTACTAGCGCAAGAGGTGCAGAAGACGCACCCGAAAGCCGTAGTCGAGGATCACAACGGATATCTTCGGGTAAATTATGGGATGATTAACAATGACATTTGATGAAGCAATCAAGAAATCAATCAAAATGTTTATGAAGGGCAAGATGCCCATGAACACAAGTCAGATAAGTGAAGAAGGCTTGTTCTTCACCCCTGAGTACTTTGACGAATTAGAAGAAGATTTGTTGGAAGAACCTACGGATAGCAAGAAGGCTAAGGAAGAGGAGATGGAAGATGAGGTTTGAGGCTCCTATTCCCGGCGCAAATTTTACGGCAGATACCCGAAATTACTCTTGGCATAGGCCACCTGACTTAGTCGATTACGATGAAGCTGTAGGCTACATGATTGATAAGATCGATGAGCCAGAACAAATTGAAGTAGTATATGCAATGCTGGGTATAGACGCCCACATCACTACCGTTGTCTCCACGCTTCTTCTACAGGCCATCAGCAAGGGCAAGATAGGTATCGACCTAGCCGTCCTGATTGCTGGACCTTTAGCCCGTTACATTGAGATAGCCGCTAAGGACGTAGGCATTAAGTATGAGATGGGGATTGAGGATAAGGACCGGGTTGTACTCACCCCTACCCTGCTAAGAGCCTCCATAGGGCTTATGGATACAGCTAAACCTGAACCAATCCAACAGACAGACGAAGCAGCTACTGAGGCGTCTCCAGAGGCTCCTGTAGAGGGTCTAATGACCCGACCTGATACAGTAGCAGCACCTGAAGATGAACAGGCGGCTATGCTTGGTGCTATGGTAGAAGAGGAACCTGAAGATGAGCTTTAAGACAGAGGCCGCAAGAGTACGCGCAGGTATAGCTTCAGGCGGCTACAAAAAGAAGACAAATCCTTTTCAGGGTTTTGTAGATGAATTAGCTTACGGCTTAAAAAAACAGGACGAAGAGAAGCGTCAGGAAGAGCGAGTTAAACGTCAGGAAGCTAGGGTTGCTGCACGGGCTACTAAGGCCAAACAGGATGCCGAGGATAAGCGCGAAAGAGAACGTGAGCAACTAGCAAACTTCTATTTTACGAGTACTGGGCAAGATGCTAGTCCTCAAAATAAATCTGCAATTATGAGCGTCATTAGGGGCGGTAACTTTACCGACTTCTCTGATTTAGAAGCTCATATGAAGCAGTATAGCACTTACAGTAAAGGTACTGTTCCATCTATGGAAGTAGCTCCCGGCGAAGTTCCATTTGATATGTTGCCTGAGAGCGATGTGGATACGCAGACGCAAGAGATACTTAAACAGGAAAAAGGTGCAGGTACTATAGAATTTGGCGGTAGCCGAGGAAAAGACGTACTAACTATGGCGCTTGATGAAGTTCGCTTTGAGCTTAGTGACCCCTCTATTACTTCAGAACGTAGGGCAGAGCTAGAACGTAGACTTGCTTCTCTGACTGAAGCCAAAGAGTATATTGGGACAGAAATGTTCCATCCCGATGGTAGAAAGTCTACACCCCGAAATGCAGAAGAAGAAGCAGATCTTAGCTCACAGGGCTTTGTAACAATAGAGCCTGCGGCCAAGAAAGATTATATTGGGACAGAAATGTTCCATCCCGACGGTAGAAAGTCTACACCCCGAAATCCAGAGGAAGAAGCAGATCTTAGATCACAAGGCTTTGTAACAATAGAGCCTGCGGCCACGAAAGACTTTAAAGACATACCATTTTATGGAAAAGACGGCGCAACTGTAGTAGCTACCGATGCGGAAATGGCACAGCAATATCAACAAAGCCCAGAGTGGTCCCGCGAAAAGCCGGGTAAGCCTGTACCGTTTATTGAAAGAAAAATGTACCATCCAGATGGCCGTTCTTTTGAAGTTAAAACTGCACAAGACTTAACAGAAGCTTTGGCCGACGGGTTTGTTAAAATTCAACCTGCGGACAAACCAGATTTTGTAAGACAAACTCTTTATTTAGACGGGGCAGAAATTACGCCCAGAGACGAAGCACAGGAAAAAATTTATTTAGACAAAGGTTATCTACCTGAAAAACCTGCTAATCACGGAAAGGGTTTCCAGCCACGATTTGTTTTCGATAATAATACAGGAGGTAAGGTAAAGGTCTTCACCCAAGCCGATTTGAATGAAAGACTTGACCAAGGCTTCACTGTTGAAGAGCTACCTAGACCAAAAGATTTTGGTGATGTTATGCTGTATAACGGACGGCAGTCGATAAATGTTGATAATATAGATGACTTAAATAAATATTTAGGTCTTGGGTTTAGTAAGGTTAATCCCGGCCCAGAGCAAAAATATATTAAGCGTAAATATTATAAAGACGGCCAAGAACAGGATGTTTTAGATCAACAAAAACAGGATGAATTAGAGGCAGATGGTTGGAGCGCAATTAAACTAGATGATACCGCCCAGATTATGGCAGATCTAGGAATTGATCGTAAGACTGCGGCGCAAATTAAAAACGGTGTACTTAAAGTATCTACCAACTTTGCAGGTCAGCCTATAGTCATTGACATCAGTCAGGGTACTTCTGAGCAAGTTTCCTCTGGAAATCCTACGGAACAACAAAACAATTTGGACAGCCTCGATGCTGCACTGAGTCAAGTCAATCCAAATTGGAAAGATACTCTCCGTTTGGAAATAGTTGTAGATGGTAAAACGGTAGTTGTTACGCCCGAACAAATTCAGAACAATGAATCTTTTAAAATACAAGTAGAAGACTTAACGGGCCTAGAAGGAGCATTTGGTCTGGGTGGTGCGCTTAACAAGCTTGCAGGTAAAGCTGGTGATATATTTGGGGTAGAATTTCAGTCCGAGCAAAACAAAGCAATTACCTTTATGAGCAATCTTCGCCTGAATACTCTTATCAACCTAGCAGCCGCTACCGCTGGAGGTCTACGAGATAGTGTTTGGAACAAGCAACAAATTATTGCAACTCTACCTGAACCCGCCCGTGTGTTTGAGGGTCCAATTGAAGCTAGAAACAAGACTGTTGAAACTCTTCGTAGTATTCAAACAAGTCTAAAACTTCTCGACAGGAACATTAATTCTGGACAAATTGCAAAAGCTCAACTTTCACAGAGTACAATTACAAGAGCTTCTTTAAGGGAATTAGAGAAAACATATCTTACGGTGTTGGAGGCTTTTGAGGGTTCAGTTGAGCCAGTTGCTCTGCCTGACTCCTTTATATCAACCCCAAATAAAACATCTGGAGAAACCGACTAATGGCAAATGAAATAGATGTTGGCCTGATTAAAAAGTTTAGATCAGATGGAGCTAGTGATCAGGAAATATTAGATATCCTAGTCAAGGATGGTGGTGGGACACTCAACGTAAACGAAGATGTATTAGACCTACAGGCTGCGATAGAAGCGGGAGTAAATTCCAGTGATCTCTTAGACTTTATCACTTCAGGTAAGCAAATTAGAGTTGACATCGACAGTGGCGCAGAGGCCGCTATAGCGGGTGCAGGTACAGGTCTAACTAACTTGATAGGCTTACCTGTAGATATATTAAATTCTACACAACAAGCCATTGAAGGTGGTGTGCGTAAGGGCATTAACTATGCGGCAGGTACAGAATTAAGTACTAATCCAGAAGACTACTTGTTCTCCAGCACCAAACCATTTGGTGGAGCCGAGTCAATACGCAGCGGTATAGAAACTGTCGTTAATCCAGTTGAAAGAGCCGTAGGTCTTCCTGAGACTAAATTTGTCAGCCGAGAAGAAGTCCCCGATGACTACCGGGGGTACTACACTGCGGGACGGGTTGTTGGGGAAAATCTAGCTCCAACAGCAATTGCTTTAAAAGCCGCGAAGTCAGGGATTGGTCTTTCTAATCCTATGATGCAGGGCATTCGCAATAATCCCAAGGCGTTCTTAACTGGGGAAGCCGCAGCCACTACAGGTGCAGCTAGTGCAGCCGCCACCGCAGAGGTACTGGACTTTGGAGACAATCCCTATGTGATGGCTGGTGCAGAAATACTGGGCGCTCTCGTAGGCGGTAACGCCCCTACTATCGCAAAATACAGCCCCGCTTCTATGGCTTACCAAGGAGTAAAATCTTTAGGTAATCAGGTTATGAAGGGTCTAAGTAGTGATGCCGCCCGTATGGGTGCATATGAACAAATTCTAAAGGCCGCAGATCAGGGGAGAACTTCTTTATTAAAAGAGGCGGAAGTCGCTGCTAAAAACGGAGATGCTGAACTAGCAAACTCTCTCAGGGCAGAGGCCGAGTTGTATACAGTTGAACGTATGCGATCAGATATTGAAGCTGCGCTGGCGCTTGGGGAAAATACTCCTGAAGCAGTAAGCCGTATGTCCGTAGGTAATCTAACTACAAATCCCGTATTGCAGTCGATGCAAAAAGAGATGATGGGACAAAGCCCTCAGTTTAGACAAGAAACTATGAATACGGCTAATGAAGCTATCTCAGGTATTCTGGAGGTATCTGAATTATTGGCACGGGCAGGTAACACTGCCGCTGCACAGGCACTCAGGACACGGGCCTACTCCTCTATGATTGATGCTACCCTAGCCAATGCCACTGGTAATGTAGCAGAGGCTATGAAGGCTGTAATGGGTTCAGACAAAGCGGCTGCATCCGTACTGGCGCAGAAAACTTTGTTTAGCGCAAAAACCAATATGCGCGAGATGGAGACTTATCTATGGGGCCGCATAGACGGTGGTCAGGTAGTATCTGGTGACGCCATCTCAGAAGTTATTGATAAAATCTATAGTGATAAGCTTTTGGACGGTATGACTATTGCTGGCGGCGGTCAGATTGATGAGGCCATCAATGCAATGAGCCAGAAAATTAAATCTGGTAAAGGTCTTTCCGTATCCGAAATTTTAAAGTTCCGTTCTATTATGCTCTCCAACTCAAGGAAGGCTGGTGCTTCAGATGACTACTTCCAAGCAGGTCTATTCGATGAACTTGCTGGTGCAGGTATCGATGAGCTTAATAAGCTGGAAGGTGCTGCCGGGGATGCCGTTGACCTAGCCCGTGGATTTAGTGTTCAGCTTAACAAAAGGTTTACTAGGTATTTTACTAAAGATGCTCTCTCAACCGAGAAGCTTGGCGGTACAAGTATTAGAGATAGTGAACTACTTGAAGAAGGTTTCAATGCCGGAGGAGATCAGGCCAACAACAAGTTTCAAGACTTACGAGAGGCCTCTGAGTTCCCAGACGAAGTAGCTCCCGGTGTAGACGCAATACGCGCCCGTGATGCGGCTGATGCAGATGCTGGAAGTTTACCTGCACCAGAGGGTGGTCCCACAGGCGGTAGAGATGTAGCCACTAATGAAGGTGTAATTTACCCAGAGAATACTTCTTATCCAACAGGACAAGCTGGAGAAGGATTTACTACCGACGATGGCACAGTAATATTCCCTCCCGAAGGTTCTCAAGACGGCTCAAGATTGGATGAGATGTTTAATCGTCCCGATGGAGCTACCTATAATCGTAATACTGCGGAAGCCCCTGACGAAGAGTTTGTCCTAAACGAAGGCGGTGACCCTAACCAGCAAGCCCTTACTACTGAGGCTGACAATACTCCTATAAGTCTAGGGGATGATATGTCGGCAGCGCAGGAAGAGTTTCTACGAGGTAAGGTTAGAGAGCTTGCTGGCATAGACAATGTCATTACGCCGGAAGCTTTGACCACCTTTATGGAAAATAACCAGAAGCTGATTGCTGAGTTCCCTAACCTTCGGGATGATATACTATCCATACATGATGCACAAAGAACTGCCGACAGACTTGTGGAAGACCTAAGCTTGGCTGCTAACAACGAAAAACTACCAGAGGCTATTGGTCAGGCTCTCGCTACAAACACCCCAATAGAAACTTTTAGTAAGTTGGCTAAGGAAGCTATTACTCCTGACGCTAAAATAGATTTCCGAAACGCTGCAATGGATGAGTTATTTAGAGGTGCTGTTAAAAGTGACGGTAGCCCTGATATGCTCAAGATATCTGAAAACCTTTTAAAGCCTGTCAGTGGGCGCAAGGGAGATGTCAACGTATTAGATGTCATGGTAAGCAACGGCATTCTAGAAGCTAGTGAGATGGAAGCTATAGTTAACTTACTCAGCGAAGGATTGGTAATTGAAAAGAGTATACGAGATCCTAAGATCTTTGATAGAGCTATTGCAGAGACCCCAGACATCCAGAAAAACATTGCTCGACTAGCTGGTGCTAACGCTGGTGTACTGTTTGGCTCTGGTAATGCCAGCCTACAGGCAGCGGCCATTGGTTCTGCATTCTTCAAGAAATACATCGATCAGTTTCCTTTAGGTAAACAGGCTGTAGAAATGCAAAATCTACTTAAACAGCCGAAGCTGCTTGCCAGTATGTTCTCCAAAAACCCGACACTAAGGAAGACCGCGTTCCAATCTGCAAAAGAGTATTCGTTGAGGTTGAAAGAACTAGGTATCTCCGGCTCAGTTTCTGCCGCATCATCCGCTGCGGTCAATAAAGTAGGAGAAAGTATGAGTACTATGCGCACTGCCTATCCCAGTGCCGTCACAGGTAATACTCAAGATCAGACAAACCCAACAGTAAGCATAGACGATCAAATGATGGACTTGAACCTTGTAAATGCACCAACTGCTTACGATGTTTTTGGTGAAGGTAACCCGCTAATCTATGACGGAAACGGAAATGCACGATAAGCAAAAAAAGAAACCCCCGCCAACCAAAGCAGGGGTTTCCAACCAACGAACAAGGCGACCAATCTTTAGCCCTATTCGAAATTAATTTAGTGTTTTTATGCTCTCAGGTCAAGTGATCTGGGGGCTTTTTTTATAAGAAAATAAGATATTTAAGCAGAGATATCTACTAATTCACAACTGTCTCCACTACACGCCATAGTCTGCATAGCGACAGTAGTATCTTCCTTTTCGTAGTTCGATAAGTCCGCCCAATTAATCTTTTCAGGCATAACAGATAGGAGAGTTTCATAGTCAGTTTTAGAACAATCTTGGTACGGTGGTTGCTGGTAAGTATGTTCAGCAAATGGCAGAAAGCTAACCCCACTCATTTCATCAAAATTCTTATAGACAAATGTTCCCACATCAAACCACTCATTTTTTTTGACGTTGATAGTTACGCTTGGTTTATGTTCCGCAAAATGCCTCTGGTACATCAGCCACATTTCAAGCTGCTCAATAGCCGTCATATCTGCGGTGCAGACCGCTCCTTCAGGAGACTTAACTGGAAAGCTGAATACAGTCGTTTGATCCGGCTTAAACGCCTCTGGCTCATTGGGAATCCCTTGATCTTTCATAAACTGTGTTAGTGGGTCTTTGTTATCACCACGAACAGTACGAATATAATAGGGGCTGTGCCTAGCATGAATACCAGAGGCGGAATCAACAAGTTGTGAAACCGTGCCGGAAGGCTTAACGCAAGTGATAGCAGCAGCGACAGGGATGCCAAGGCGTTCAGCCCACTCAGCATTAGTGTTAATAGCAACATCTTTTAAATGCCTCAAAGTTTTATCAAGTCCACTATTAGCGGTAGTCATTAGAGGGTTATCCATAATACCTGTGAGGCTGACACCAAGCAGACGCTCATCTGAGGTATTCTTTTCCCATATCTTCCGTAAGTAGGGAAACTTTGTATAGGTAGCCTGTATAGTACCTAAGATCGTAGCTAGGCGTACCTTCCGCTCTAAGTCTTTCAGCGTATCTGTAGCCCGGATTACTACTTCACTGAGGTTGCAAAACTGACTTGGTAATAAAATTATTTCAGAACAAGGGTTTGTACCAAATTCTGCATCTGATTTGCGGCGACCATTTAGACCTGCCTGCACCTTTGCTGCCTGTCGATTGAAGATGCCCCGTTCACCTGAACCGGACTCCACCAGAGCCATCCACTCACGCATAAATGACATACTGTCAGGCTTCTCAGAGTAGGCCACAGAGTTGTTAGCCAGCCCTCGATGCGGATTTTGCTCATACCACTTACCGCTCTTGGCGTGGCGCATACGGTCATCTGACAAATTACTTAATGAAATCATTGCACTACGACGAACGCCGCCTACGACTACTATTTCACCGACCTTACACATGAGGTCATGGCACTCAATCGAAGACAGTTTACGACCTTGTGCTTCCTTAAAAGTGCTAACTGCAAAGTTAAACAGATCGATCAGAGGAGCGGGTCCAGATGCCCTGCCCCCAAAGGTTTTAAGCCGCGCCCCCGCTGGCCGTACCTTTTCAACATTCCACTTAGGAATTTCACCAGCCCAGAGGAGTGCCAGAACTTGCCTGAAAGCCTTAGCCCAGCCTTCCTTACTGTCCTTAACCATGACGATAGTGTCGCTGTCGAAGAGTGTAGGGACTTCGGGAAGTTTATCGATGCACTGACGCTCTACACTGAAGCCCACCCCAGTTCCGCACAGCAAGATGAACATAGCCTCATCGAAGGCCTTCGGGTCATCTACGGCTAGGTAGCTACAGTTATACATACAGGTGTTATCCCGCGCTGCCGCTGGACCCGCTGTCATTAGTGACCGCATACTGGGCATTACCTCCAGACTGAGGATAGCCTGTTCGATATCTTTTATGTAGCTATCGTCACCCGCAACAGGTTTTACGATGTTTTCCATGTAGCGAGATACTGTCTCACCCCAAGTCTCCCGGCGACCTTCTTCCTCAATCCACCGTGCGTAACGGCTGGTTGCGATAAAGGTTTGATAATCGGTTGGTAAATAGTTATTCATTAATTGGTCTCCACTAAGTGTTTTAAATTTGCTGGTTTATAATTCGGTCCCTTTAGAACTTTCCCTGAAGAGTTCTTTAGAGGTTTTCCGTCTACGCCTAATTTGCTCATGTTTGAGGCCATAACTAAGCGGAAGCCTTCTTCTACATCCCACCCATACGTCACGCAGTAACCAATTACGGTAACCAAAATATCCATCAGTTCCTTGAACATATTTGCGGGATTATTTTGGCTACAGCTTTCATCAAAAGCCTCTCCGTATTCCTCTTGAATTAAACCCCAGCGGAAATCCTCTAGGTCTTTATCTTTAAGCCACGGCTGGTTGATCGGCTGATCCATGCGTAGGGCAAAGTCAGTCACAAGTTGCTGCATGGTGGATAAAGGCGGGTTGTATACTTTAAAGGCGTCAATATCCTCCTGTGTAATCATTTTTCTATCTCCTGAATTAATCGGTCTAAGTACCAGCGGCATTTTTTGAGATCTTCTAGGCCGTTTTTGTATGGCCATCTCCAGAGGTACTTAAAAACAGTCTGCCAACAGTGCGCCTGATGCGGAGTTACTAAGACTTTAGGGGGTATTGTACCGCCTTCAGTCATAGCCTTCATGGCGTCGATGCACTCAATGGTATGATTGTAGTGGGACGGGCTGTTCACCATATCCGAAGCCATCAGTGTAGCTTCTTCTTAAAAGCTAATACGTTATCATCTGAATTTAGACGCATGGCATCCAGAAGCTCTTCGGAAGGCTCAAAGGTTACTTCTAGGCCGTCCCTGTCTTCATAGAGTTCGTCTTCCAGCATAGATATTCTACGCAAAAGCCTGCCCGTGATTACAAACTCCTCAAGAGTTGTATTCAGTTTAGCCATCAGGCCGTTGCACAGGTCTAAGTAGAAGGTTTCCTGTTCGTCAGACATCGAAGAGCTAAGGCTCTCATTTAAAGACACCTCAAGAAGATCATCGTCTTGATCTACGGTCATAGTAATTTGAATTGTATTCTCAGGAAGTTTCATTTCTTGCCTTTTTTCGTTAGTTTGAAAAAATGCTCCGCGTCCATAACAGCTAAGGGCTTTTGACGGTCACCCTTAATTATAGCTATTGGCTCTGCACCCTTGGGGCAGTTCTCTGCCGCCTGATCCATCACCTTGTAGATGGCGAATGACTTGAACGCTTTGCACTCGATTGAATATGGAAATAGGCGTCTGGCGGCGGGACTTAGTTGTACGTCTTCGCCGCCAGCACCCATAGAAGTGCTTCTGACATCGTCGGGGAGGAGTGCTTTAGGAAACAGGGATAGTATCTTATCCCTAACCCATTGCTGATGTCTTCGGCCCTTCGCCTTGGCACTTGAGGTTTTTATCGCCACTTGGGGAGTTCAAGGATCGAATACTCGCCCCAGCCCGTGCCAAAATCTTCCTTATCGGTTGCCTCTTTTATCGTAGCCAACACCTTGTGCATATTCTCGGTAGCATTATCCAATAAGTTGGGGCTTACGATATGCATATGGCTGGCATAGGGGGCCGCTTTTTCCACGGCAATGAACTTAAATTTGTCCACAGAAATACCCGCCATTCGACAGGTATAAATGTAGAAGGCTGCTTGTATGTCGTAGGAGTACTTCCAGCACTCTTTAGCAAATCCAAGGGGACTAGCGTCTTGAGTGGTCTTAACATCGTACACAGCTCCCTCTGAGGGTATGTAGAGGTCTGGTCGGGTCTTCAGCACTAGCCCAGTGCGTTCACACTCTGCAAAGATAGAGACTTCATTTTGACGATCCTTGTGGCGCAAAGCCTTCTTGCACACAGGGTTCTTCAGTGTCTCTGTCGCCATACGATGAGCTACATGGTATTCTACTTCAGTCAGGACAATCTGATCAGGACCAGCATTCTCTTCCAACTCAGTAAAACCTTTAGACTTCCTAGTCTTTGGTCCCTTTGACAACAAGGTCACGATCTTCTTCTAGTAAGAGGGCGTGTACCGCTGACCCCATAGAGAAAGCTGCCGTCTGTCCTGCGTTTCTCGCCCTTCCAGTGGGCAAGAGACTTTTTAAATACCGACTTAACTGCGGTTGAAGAAATACCATTCTGTGAATGGTACTCCTCATTAGACATATTTTCTATTATGCCCATTATACGCGGTAGTCTTCGGCGAGAGTATCAACGGCATCCATAATACGATCAGCTTCAGCGAGATCTTCTTTCTGTGCTACTGCTTCACGATACTGTTCCTCTATACTCTTGTTCTCTGAAGTAATTAGATTTGTAACGTGAGCGAGGCTGTCGTAAGTAAGTTGATCCATAGGGATTGGACTGTTAAACGTAGGATGGAAGTGCATAACATAGAACTTCTTACCATAAGAATTTGTCAGTGTTGCCTTTGACAAGATGCTTTCAAAATCCCAGAGGTTCATACCCTGCGGCAGCTTTTTTACTACATCGTGGTAGAAAGGACCGAAGTTCTTAATCTTGCCTTCAAAAACACAAGGCTGGTTCTCAATGGTGACTTCACGACCATCTGTTGTCTTTCCAGTGTAACTTATAAGACCTCTAACAATTCTATACTTGGCCCTACCTTCAAACTTTTTCTTCTCCTCTGGAGACATTGCAATAGATTCTTCATAGGTGGGTACGTTACATCGTAAGCCTCCCAATTGATCCCGCGCTTCATCGTTATTTTCATTTCTAATCAATAGAGATTTATTGATTAATTTATTGTCATCACCCCAATGTCTAAACTGGATATGGTTACTAAAAGCACGAAATCTTACATTTTCCGTGGCATATGCCTGATCTTGCTTGGTCTTCAAAAAGAATGCACCCATTGGACCGTTGTCGCCATCATAATTCATTTTTAACTCAGGGATGCTTGGCCCTGTTGATGTTGATGCAGCGCCTAGTTGTGCGCTAATTTCTGCTAACGATAAGCCGTTTTCTTGTACTACTAGTTCAGTCATAACTCTTCCTCAATTTGGTCTCTCATTATACGACAGTTAGGTGGCGTAATCAAGCATATTCCTGTTGCTCTAGCCAATTTGGTCCGCCGCTGATTTCTATGTCTAGAGGCACAATTGTCTTGTACCCAAACCGCTTCTCAGCCTCTTCCCCGACACCTGTCATGGCCTCAGTCAGGATAGATTTTACTTGCTCAATCTCATCTGGATGAGTGTCCACGCAAATTGAATCGTGGACGGTAAGAGTAAGTTTGCTGCGTAAATCTGCTTGTTTAAACAGTTTAAATGCTCTTATGCAGGCTAATTGCACAAGATCGGCGCTGAAGCCCTGCACCGGGTAATTAAGAATTTGGGTTGCACTAGTCACCCTGCCGTTCTTAGTTCTCTCAACATTAGGCCAGAAATATTGACGGCCACTAGGTGTCTCTACAGTTCCATTCTTGAGTGTTCCTGTCATCAGAGATTGATGCCAGCCGTATATACCTTCGTAGATACCGTAGAACCTGTCGAAGTACGCCTTTATGTGGTCCGGCATACCAAATCCTGTACCCCCAAAAAGAGGCTGGAACGATGCCCACTTATGACCTTGGCGTTCATCCTTTGTCACATGAGAGGCTGGCTTTTTAAGACATATACTGGCGGTCTGTCTGTGGATGTCCTTGCCCTCAAGAATATCGGCAAGACCTTGGCTATCTCTCGACAGTTCGCAAGCCGTCCTAAATTCAAGGCCTGAGTAGTCGGATTCAATCCATATACCGTTTTCAAATCGACTGATGAAACACTTCCTTACCGGGAAACCTCTCTTCGGTTGATTTTGTAGGTTGATTGACATCCCGCCGCCGGAGGAAAGCCTACCAGTGGCAGCTACACACTGATTGAAGTTGGCGTGAAGGAAGCCCGTGTTTCTAGTTCCTCGCTGGATACCTGCCACAAAGCTATCTAAATACACAGACAGCGCACTGAGCCGACTGATCTTAGTCAGAAACTCTACTGCTATATCATTCTTCTTACGCTCTGCCTGAAGTATAAGGCCTTTGATGGTTTCCTTATCAGTCTTAAAGCCATTGATGCTGGCGTCGAAAGCGGTACTGGGTGACATTCTCAGGCCAGCGGCAACACCAGTGCTTTGGTATATTGCACCAGCACCCGTACAGGTCTTGCACTTAGTCCTGTTCTTATAAGGTTCGTCAGTCTGAACCCGGTACTTCTTACCCAACTTTATTTTGGTTTTGACTTTGTACTTTTGTATCGAACCCATGCCGTTGCAGTCATGGCACTTGATCGCCCTAGTCTTGTGGACGATTTTAGTGGTTGCCCTGACAGCATCAACAAACTGGGATTGGGTCATAAAGGGTGGCCTGAGTGACTTACCCGCCTCGTTAGTTCCGATATTGAAGGTCTGTTGGTGAGCTTCCCGGCTGATTACCTCACGCGAGTAGACCACCTTGGTCATGTCCGCTCCGCTATTTAAATTAATAGGTGTATCACCCATTACCATTTCAACGATCTCATTCAGCCGCTTCTCTAATATCTCCTTCTCAGATTCAAACTCACGCTCAACTTCCTCAAGCGCGTCTAAGTCAACCTTCACGCCATTCATTTCTATCTCACATAGAAACAGAAGCATCTCATGCATGAAGGGTATTACTTTTTTAAGTGACTGATTATGCTCACGCTCAAGTATAGGGAGTTGTGCGAGGTATAGCTCTCCACAGGCCTTTACGTCTGCTTCGGCATATTCGTTAACAACTTCCAGAGGCATCTCTGAGAAGTCTACGCCATCCCTGAACATCTCATCAATTAACTCAGACTTCTTCAGACTTTTAACTTGGCGTCTGATGGCACTCTCTTTTAAAGAGAGCGGCCTACGCTGACCCTTGGCAAGTAAGTACTCGACTATCATGGTATCGTATACGATAGGCGGTAAAGTGAACCCCATCTCTTGTAGCCACTCAGCATCGAACTTCGTATTGTGGCAGACCATCATATCCGCTGACAGTAAGTCCGCCCGCAGTTCGTCCGTAGGATCACATCCTTCGTAGTCCTTGTGATACCAGACAGCTTTCTTAACGTGATCTACTGTATCTTCACCTAGCCAGCCCCAGTAACCCGACACACACTTGTTGCGTGGGTTCTTTGGGCTGTTGTCTATTCTACCTTCGATGCGTTCTACCGTTGTTTCTAAATCTAATACTAATATCTTCAAAACGGCGGCTCCCCATTAGCATCGAGCGCAGGCATCTTGAATGAGTAGTCACGATCTACTGGCTTCTGTTTAGGGGTGGGATTAATTACGCCTACTTCGGATAGAAGCAGCGCAAGTTGCGGGGGTAAGATCTCACACTTCATATCGAGAGGTCTGCGCATTGAGATTACAAATTACTGTGCCGTGCCATCCACTGATCTTATTCTTCATCACAGTAAGATACCGTGTGGGATCGTCTGGGTTATCTGCATCGTTCATTTTACCAGCACCTATCAAGATGTCGGTCTCTGCAATCTTACCTACCTTCGATCCCTCAAGCATAGTGGGAGTAAGCCGTGTCTTACCCTCTGCCTCTGCACTCGCCTGACTAAGACCAATTAATGCACAGTTGTGTTTTTTGGCTAACTCCCGCAGACGATAGTACAGTTCTCGCAGTCTTTCGTGACCACTATTAAATTGCTGTGTAAGAGCAATCTTATCGGCCATGTCTAGAATACATACGCCGCACTGTTGTTTGTTTAAGTATGCGTCCAGCATCTGGATGTCCCAGCCTTGGGCGTCAGCAAACACTAAGCGGTCCTTGATTCCTGAGTACCGGGCTTGCGCTGCGTGAGGATCGAACTCTATTTCGTCCTTGGTCATTCCAGTGTACGCTTGTATAGCCCTCAACTTAGTGCGTTTGGCTACTTCTTCGTTTGCCACATAACAAACTTTGGCATTTTGCTGACAGAAACCTCCCGGGGATGCACACAGAGAGATGGCTAAGGCAGTCTTACCTACGTTTGAATACGCTGCAATGACACCAAACTCACCTCGACCAATACCGTAAACATGACGGCTCAAGGTCTCTATGTTGAATTTGAATCTGTTGTCGTTGCTTACTACTGACAGTAGCTCATAGATATCGTCGGTCACATCCTCGCCAAAATCATCTGGCATATAGCCGTTTGATACCCGGTCTACTAAAGTGACCAGCTTATCCATCGCCCCAGTGTCACCTTCGGACATCATTATGCCAAGGTTGGCTACGTCTGTACCGATGTGCTGACGCCATAGGTTTTCTATAACGTCTGTTGCTATTTCTGCGTCTATTGTCTCCGCGTTATTTATGCAGTTGATCTGGTCTTCAATCTCAGCGGTCCACGAACCCGTCGATGTTGGGTTCTGCGCCTTCCAAAATGCAAACAACTCCAAGGAGCTAATGTCCTTGTTGAATTTATCGTGCATGGTTACGATTGTTTGGTACACATCCTTTACTGCATCGTCGAATATACTTGGTCTCAGCTTTGCCTTGTTTTGATTATAGAAATCAACATCGAGGCAGCTTTTTATGAGTGATTGGTCTATCATTAGTTGGCCTTTTAAATTGCTCGATGACGCCACCTTATAGAATGTTTTAAGCAAAAAAAAGCCCCACCAAGAAGGTGAGGCCAATTTAATTTATAAGCAGTTGATTTTGTTCGTTAGTTTGATCTAAACTTCATTTTAGACAAATTTACTGAGCCGGGAGGTCCACGGCGCTCACGCAACTCCACTTGGTAGTGGACTATGCGTTTGTTACTTTCACAATAATCTTTGATTAGTTTTTCCAGTGCATCCTCTTCGATGCCTGCTTCTCGGAAACCACCTTCGATTTCCATATCCATGATCGCTATTCCGCGTGCTTTCATTGTACCATTCCCTTTGCTTTAACGTCTGTACTGGTATCGTAGACGAATATTTTTTCACGCAGCGGATTGACTGCGCCCCCATATTTTTATTTCAGTTTATTGAGGGGGAGCCTGATGAGGATTTTGCCAGCTTGATGGCTTCTCCCCAAACTGGGCGCAGGTATAAATAACACCTGACGTATTATTGGTTTTAATAATCACAATTAAGTACCTTAGTTATTCGTTTAACTGATAGGCACTTTAGATCCTCGCTTGTGAGTCTTACAAATAGCTTAGTTCCAAGCGCCTTACTAATGCGTAATGCCTTTTTAGATGCATCCTTGTCAAGAACTAAATATTTTGTGGAATATAAATGCAGAGAATTTTTAATTGCTGGAGTGACATTAGTACCAAGCAACGCCACACCAACTAATCCATCAATCCGACTCACACTACAGGCGCTAGGGGCATCCTCAACTAAGACTGCGGTTTCACCTGTACCAATGTGTATTCCTTCGGGAAGTGATCCATATGTAATCCACTTAGGTCCGTATGCTTTGAGTGATCTACCTACTGCACCTTCTCCATTACAGAATAACACCCGGTCTTCAGCGGGAGCATATCGGACATCTACCAAACCGCTTTCGTATGCTTCTAGGCTGTTGTTCTTTTCTAGGTAGTCGATGGCTGGTTGATGGTTTCTGACTGATGTAGTCATCGAAGGTACAGGCTTTCTAAAAGCAGTCTTCATGCTAACTTCATTTGCTAGATAGTTTTTGACTGCCTGAAGGTTACGTTTACCTGTGTAAATTCCTTTGGCAGAGCAACTGGCTCTGTAACAGTTCCACATTAACTTACCATCAATCTTTGATAGAGCTAACTTCTTTGGTTGATAGCAAAATGGACAGGTTATTACTTTTGTAACACCTTCTTGGATAGGTATATCTTTTATTATCTGTAGTTGTTCTTGATAGGTCATTTACTAGCCGTTGGTTATACTGCCCCTCCAAAGGGACAGCGTCAGCTTATACAGATTACTAAACCTGTCAACACCTAATTAAATGCTTTTGTAAATGTTTTACCACGCCACTTAAAGTTAGTAGGTATTTATAATAATCGTTAATTTATCGTTTAAATACAATACTTCCTACCACTCAATTGGTCGTAGGTTCGATCCCTACCGCCGGAGCCATTTGTTTATATAACAGTCACTTACCTCAGTAATGTAGAAAAAATGGCATGGCAGAATGCATCGTGGCAGTCTGCCATTTCTACCATTTTTTCAAAGGTAACTTACTGATTCTCACGCTCTTTAGCTCGTTGGCGTTCTTCGGCAGTCATTGATCGGATGGTAGGATACTCTTTTCCCATCAACGCGGCCCACGATACGGGAAACAATTCTTCCATATATTCGCTGATCTTATTGGCTACCACCCGGCTCTCATACTGGGTGTCATGGGCGCAACGAAGCTTACACATCTTGCTCACGGCCTTCAGGCTACCTGACCACACCCAAGAGCTTAACATCGACTGAGGAAGCAGCATACGGGCTTGCTCTGCGGCAACGCCTTGGGCAATCATCTTTCTGTAATCACCCAAGCACTTTTCATGTATCTCTTTAGCGTAAATATTGGGAAAGTACTGGGACTCTGCCGCACCGCTGGACCCTTGCTTTGAGTTTTTAGGTTTACCACGCCATTCGTCTGGAGTGTAGAACTCAGGGTCGGTGTCGATGTAGCGGCGGCTGACCTGATTCCAAGGCATATACTCATGTTTCTGAAGTTGGGCGATACAGAATACAGGGGCCGTGCATCTGAAGGTTACAAATGCGTGGTTAAAGGGACTGTAGTGTTGGTGATCAGCTAAGTACTTAATAAGTTTTTTATCACTGTCGTGGATGACGGGTATCATATTACTATCTGATGAACCTGTGTAGCCCAAAGCTACACTTTTCTTGTCGTAACTGACCCTCGCCGCATCTACCACTGATAGATCGTCGCCAGTGTGTCGCACATACTCTACAGTTATTTGTTCTACACCCATTTATAGTAATCCTCTTTTAGTATTAGCTGCGGTACTTTCAGTCTCGCCCTCGATTGCGTAGACTACTAGCATCGAAGGGTTCTTGTGGCCTGTGAGGGACATCAACTGTCTGTCAGTACATCCTGATTGGCTTGCATGGGTTGCTCCAGTGCGCCGTAGGTCAGACATCCAGATTGTCGAATACTTTTGACTGCCATCTTTGTTGAATTGTCCCTCTAAGGCGACTTCAGGTAGACCGTAGCCATCAGCCATCTTTCGGAAGATCTTGTTGCATCTATCCTGCGTGAACGGCTTGCCAGTATTTTCGTTGGCGAAGATGTAATCGTCTGAATTACGCTTGGCGTGAAGGTGCAGACGATCTTGTACAGCATTGGTGACCTTAATACGCATCTGCTTTCCTGTCTTTTGCTGGGTAAAATTAGACACTCCAGTAAGCCCATCAATGTTGGCCCACTTCATCGATCGTACATCAACAGGACGCTGGCAGAACTCAAAGCACATACGGATCATAGTACCCATGCTATAGAAGCCTTGTTCGTCACAGTACTCAATCATCCCGTCGATTTGATCTAATTCCCATAAGACCCGACGAACAGGAAGTTGCGGAAGCTTGACCAATGCAAACGGGTTAGCCTTGACCTTCCCTGCGCGGAGAGCTTCGTTCCAAATGATCTTTAGAACCTTGAAGGTGTGGTTAGCTTTGTGTGTACTGATCTTATTAGCTATGTGTAGCCACAGTGCGTTAGCATATTCGTAGTCAACGTCTGACACATGAAGTTTACCAAAAGGTTTACCAGTAACGTGTTCGGGTAGAACGTGCCTGATGTGGTCATCGTATGACCGCTTGGTAGAAGGACTAGCTATAGTCTGAAACTTCATGGAATTTTTATAATATTCAGTCAGAGCTTCGACTGACCGTTTATCTACAAATACATCCTCGACATTACCTGCCTTCCAAGCTTCAAACTTACGTTTCAGTTCATACCCACGGGCGTTAGCCTCGGCGCTGTCAGTAAGTGTGTCTCGCTTTAGATCTGGGAACGCTCTGAGTAGTTCGTCGGTGGGCCTGATGTCATAGACGCGGGTGTTACCTTTCATTCGAGGGCGGACATAGGGAGCTTTAGCCATTAGACAGACCCTTTCTGTAGTCTTGCCAAAGCAGACTGTAGGAGATTTCGTGGTACTGGCAGTAGCCGATAGCAGCATACATAGTCTTTGCATCCGTACTATCGTCTATCTCTGCATAGATACCGTCTTCCCGCATTTCTAACGTGAACCAGTAGTTCTCATCATCGTGCCAGTGTAGCTGAGTAGCTTCCTTAGTGGTGCTACAGTGCATTTGACCAATAACCTCAGTCAGACCGCCAATAGACCATATAAACTTGCTGAATACTGCTTCCTTAGACATTAGACAGACCCTCATACTGCTCAATTGCGTAGAGCATCTTCAGCATTATATTTACGTCCCGCTTTCGGAACTCTAGGTGGCGTGTGGTCTGGCAGACAACGTCATCACCGTGTTCAAAGTTCTGTGCGTGGTAGTCCTGCGCCAGAGCTTTAATCTCTTCCAAAGTGAAGCACACCTTAACGTCTGATGGGCTAGATACTTCTGCTATGCTGCGTGTAGGTTCAACGCAATTTCCTAATTCAAAGTTCATGTTATTGGTCCTTGTTGGTTGGTTAACAGGGCCATCTAACAAATAAGTTAACAGGCAGTCAAGTAAAAGTTAACAGTCACAAAAAAAGACTGCCGAAGCAGTCTGATTTCCCCACGCGAACTGGTGTATATTCAGGTGGCAGATACCTTATATAGTATGTCCCACTTATCAAACGATACATCAGTCTCATGGGGCATTGCCACCGCCGCATTTGATTTCTGCATATATACAACGACATAGTCTTTTTTAAGTTTATCCGCTGAAGTTAAAGCATCATATAACGCTTCGCTAATCTCTAGTGCCTGCTTAGTGTTTATATTAAGTGTAGTTGTCATTGTATCTCCGTTTCTCTTTAGAACTTGTTTTATTAAGTGGGAGATAAAAGAAAATTTCCCCGCGCGAACACGCCATACATCACTGCATATTAGTATCACTTAGATAATACAAGTTCTTTCTGGGACGTTGGGCGGCAGGTTGCTCAAATAAAAAATTGCGCTTAATTAAAATATCTCTGACGGTTTTACTCAGGTATTACGTTTGATATTAGCAGTTGATTTTGATGAGTGGCACATATATACACTTAGGGCGGCTCTGGCCGTTTTTCGAAACCAACCAATGGAGACCAATCACATGATCACTATGAACCAACTTGTGGCCATCGAAGCCGCCACACATAACCGCAAGACGCCCTCAGATATCGATGCGCTGCTTGCTACCACCTACTTCAGCCAATCGCTGCAAGAACAGCGCGAGATGGGCGAACTGTCCCTGCCGCAGTTTATTCGTGTTCTAAAAAAGGGAGGGCAATCATAATGACACTGATCGCAAACTACCCGACCAAAAAGAACTGCAAAGAGCATATTGGCCAGCGCCTGCACTACTTAGAGACCAGCCTGTTTGGCCCTGAGTATCAGGCGAATGGAAAGCTGACTGTTTGCAACCGCCCTCATATCACCGGGCATGGACGCGAATGGTTTGGTCAGATCGTCATGAAAGACGGCCTGATCGCCTCAGTATCGTGAGGTGCGACTGTTCATAATTTGCTATGGAGCCGGATCGCTCTGGCTCGATATCCTTACAATTTTGTTTACTTAACCAACCAACCAACAAGACCAATCTTTGATCGTGAAAGGATCACAAATGTTAGACTTCCAAAACTTTAATCACGCCCTCGAACTGCCAACCAATATTGACTTCGCCCCAGCCTTTGAGGCCTCGCGATTGGCAAAGCACAAATTTGTCATAAACGAAGTGACAGGCGAAGTGATCGGACACGTTGGCGACACCTTTACCTGTGCATCTCATCGTGACTTTTTCGAGGGTGTATTCAGTCAGGTGCAAGAGAACCTGACATCTGAAGACATCGAAGGTGCAGAGATCAGCTACAAGAATGGCCGCTCAAATGCATTCGCCATGATGGATGTGCAGCTCCCTTCGGTCAGCTCTGAGATCGTCACCACCAACGGCCACACAACAAAATTGGCCCAGCGTATCATCGCACTGCACTCTATCGATGGCGGCAGCGGATCGAATACTACGCTGTTCGGAAACATCGATAATTTTTGTTTAAACGGTCAGGTCTCCGGCGAATACTCTACAGTCCGCCGCCGGAACACTTCGCAGTTTTCAGTCGAGGCTTTTATCAAGCAACTGCGTCAGTCAAAGAATGACTTCTATCTACAATCAGAACAGCTCCAGCAATTTGCCCAGACTGAACTGGCGGACAATACAGTGAAGCGGCTGTTGGATAGTATGCTGAACACTGCCAAGCCTGATCCAGAGGCCAAGCGCCGGAACGTCGAGACCAAGGCCGATAAAATGTTCAAACTGTACCGGGATGAGGTCCAAGTGCGCGGTGCAAATAAGTTTGCTCTGGTCAGCGCGTTCTCGAATTATGCGACATATGCAGATGATCGAAACGGCTTCAACCTGCGGAACACCGCCAACAAGAATGAGACCAAGGCGACATCGATGATGGCCCGTGAGCTTGAGGTCAACAAGTGGATGTCCGACAGCCGTTTCTTGGAGGCAGCGTAATGCGCAAAATATATCAAAGCGAATTGAGCGAGTTTGTGGATTATTGCTGGGGATTTTATGGCACTGGCCAAGTCTATGATCTGGGAGCATCTCGCTCGGCAATCAGATCAGCTTGCAGGCTAGTGACCCACCGCAAAGATATTCCATTTGAAGGTTACACTTATGACCGTGAATATGTTCGCCAGATTTTGGAGAGCATTGGCTATGAAGAAAAAGAGGGAGAAGTGTAATGGGTTTGCATATACAAGTTTATCGCCCGTTTTTGGATGGTGTTGATTGCACAAATGGTGGGGTCTCATCCTACGCCACCAGCCTATGCTTGGTGAATGCCGAAGGTCCATTCGAGCCATCTGCGGATGTCCCGGCAGTGATGTTGGTTCCCGGCAACGTGCCGGACAGTGTGAAAATTGTGCCGCTCGATGACGATGGTCAGCCTCGCAGTGGAACTATGTTCGGAGGTAATCTGGCTCGATCGTCTGACAGTCGGTTCGGTCAATTGCTGAGAACTATGCTGCATCCGATTGCGGCAGGTTCATACACATCTGGTAGTGTGGCCATTCACGATAGAATTGAGACAGCGGCTGAGGCTGAATTTTACAGCCGCTGATTAGACACTAATTTCTCCCAACTGGCCCCGGCAAATGCTGGGGTCTTTTTTTGTCTTAGACCGCCCCAAAAATAGCAAAATCGCCGTACATTGCCGAAACGATCTTTTTTGATCTCAGATATGGCAGAAACTGTTAACGCACTCAGTGGCGCTCTCAGGCGCTCTCAGGCAATTTAGCTAAAATCTTATCTGTCACTTTATTAGTTGTTAAATTGCACCACTTACTTTAGTGTGGGGTCACGGGCAGTGTGCCTGACAACCAACCAACCAACCGGAGACCAATCAAATGACACAACCAAACTTAAATCTACTGAATGAAATGGCCGCTGACATCTTTGGCGGATACACAAAAGAAGTCGAACTGCGCAAAGTCAAAAAAGGTGGATATTTCAAACGCAAACCTACCGCAGCCGCTGAATATATTCGCAACCACTATAACCGCAAAGATCAGTTTGGACCTGCAAATTACTCATGTTCTGACAGCGAGGATATGAACCGGGAGATATTCCTGAAGCCTTCCACAATCGTTTATGTGGAGGCCTACTGATGCGCTTATATGTTAACAGCAAAGGCCAGTGGGCAGGGACGCAGGCAGAGGCCAAAAAGATCGACGCCCACCTGATCGATGTGCCGACAGATAAGCCGAGCCTGATTGCATTCCTAAACGGGCAGAAAAAGACTGTGGCCGTCGAGGCTGTCGAGCCGACACCTGTCCCATCGAAAAAGCAGAGGCAGCACATCAGCCATGAACTGTTCGATGTGGCCAATCGTGCCACCATCCAAGAACTTCAGACTGTGGTCTATCGCTATCTGATGCAGGTGGATGATGCCCTCGATCTGAATACCAAAAACCAACCAACCAAATAATCGGAGACCAATCAAATGAACCGCCAAGAAATCTTAAAGAAACTAAAAGCATTCGCTCAGCGCACTGTTGAAAATGGATGCACTGAGGCTGAGGCAATTGCAGCGGCCAAGGCTATGCAGTCACTGCAAGAAAAGTATGACTGCACACTCACAGAGCTAGACATCTCCCTGACTGAATATGTCAAAGATAAAATAACTTTAGGCACAAAAATAAAGCATCCCGTCTGGGGTGCGCTGTTTGGTTTGCAGGTATTCACTGGGGTGCGCCTCGTTTCATATGGAACGAAGCTCACAGTCTTTGGACAACAGCACTGCGTGGACAATGCCATCTACCTGATCAGCCTATTGCAATCATCTATGGAGCTAGAGTTTTTGAGATATAAAAATTCGGCAGATTATGCGGAGCAGAAATTTTACCATCACGCCAGATCGATCCGCTCTAGCTTTATGAATGGAATGGCATCCCGCCTTAGTTCCCGTTTGCTGGCCATGCATAATGAGAGCCGCCAAAATGTTGAGCAGCCGACAGGATCAAACGGCACGGCCTTGGTGGTCATGGCAGATAAGGCGCTCGATACCGCCTACAGGAAGGCCTTCCCCAATCTCAGATCAGGACGCAGTCAGACCACCAGCCGTGTTGCAGGGGCATCGTCTGCCGGACGCTCTGCCGCCGACCGTGTAGGCCTTCGCAGTGGGGTCTCAGGTGGCGGATCGCAGAGGCTGTTAGGTTAATGGATCTGGTCAAAATACTGGGGCGGCTGACCGCAGCCGTCCAATTCGTTGTGGTGATTTTAGTCATCGCCAATTTCATAAACATCGCAATTAAGTGGAGCATCATCTAATGCTAGTACAAACAAAAAACAGAATGGACCTTCTCCCTGCATCTGATCGCTGGCCAACGTCTGGCGATTATTCTGCCAGCAATTGGAAGGCCTCGACCGTCACACTGGGGCATATCTTTTTGGGTGATCCACCGCAAAAAATGAAAGACGCAATTCACAATACTTCCGACGCTGATCTGGTGTCAGGCTTCGGAGCAACCAATCGTCTGATCTGCTACTATCGTGTGCATCCTGTGACGAACAAGGATGAGATCGAGCATCAAGAGATCAGAAAAAACTTAATGGAAAACGAACTATGTATTCGGCTGAGGGCCGGGAGGGTAGAGCAATGATAGCAGTGTGCAGAGATGAATGCGGTGATGAGCAACTTGTGGACTGCTTAGGCCAGGACACAGGCAATATTCCTGGTGAGTGGACCTTTAGATATTGGAGGCAGTGGTCTCCACTGCATCTAGCTTATGATCGCCAGCAAGGTGACGGCGATTATTACAATCCCGAAGAGGATTGTTGAGGTAGCATCGATCATAACAAACGAATGAAGCAGGCCTCCGGGCCTGTTTTTTTGTGCCTGACGTTAAAAGTAGGATGCACCTGAGAGGCTCAGAGAGAGCCGCACAGTGACGCAACAGCTCAGTGGCATATTAGTGCAGTTAATAGTTTACCCCACTGAGAGCGGCTGTGCGTGGCTGTGTGATGGTGGGCTATTCGCGGCCAACACCTAGTGACAGGCTCAGAGAAGGCCGCACAGTGACGTTAGCAGCCAGCAATGGGTCGTAGGTGGTGGCGTAGGAATGGCGGCTCAGGTGGACGGCTAGAGTGGACGGCTAGAGTGGACGGCTAGAGTGGACGGCTAGAGTGGACGGCTAGAGTGGACGGCTGGGGTAGACATCGAGGCAGGTGGCTGAAGGTATACAATCGCTCCCTTCGCTCCCTTGTCAGGTGATCGTCAGACCTCTGAGCAGGCGCAGCGCGTAGGCTCGATCGCTGGCAGATCGTGACATTTATCTCACAGTATTTTGCTTGTGGCAGATTGTGCCATAATTAATTTTATCGACATCTTTTAAATAGCTGTAATCTTTTGACAATTACCCAATCGACTGCCAACTGCTCAGTGGTAGGTTTAAGTATTACCCAATAAAAACAACAGCCTAAGATATTCTGCTATGATCTAATCTTTCTCAGCGAGATCTCGGCCACCCCCGGCGACTGCCACCCCCCTCCCCCCCGGTGTCGTATACAACCACGGCCTATTTTGGGAATTTTGCAACTGTAAATGGCCCCAAGCCGACTTCTAGGTACACGATATTCGTAAAGGCACTAGATGCAGTGGTTTTTAGGTATACAAGCACCTTGTAAAGTATTTAGCTAACTGCTATACTAAGCCACCAAGTACCAATCTAGTTGTAGCGACTAGGACAACCACATGAGAGATCATCCCGCAGAGGATACTGGGGCAGACGGCAGACTGTTTGATGCTGGAATACCCTTCTACATCGATCACGACTTACAGGTAATCAACAGCGGCACACTGTTTGTGCAGTCTACTATTGAAGTTGGGGACATAGACAGGCTGACTGTCTTAAAACCTTTCTATGAGATAATCACTGACATCCTCGACAACGTAGAAGATGACTACGGTGAGCTATATGCCATAGCAAATGAACTTAATAGAGAAGCGGAAAGGCTACGGGAATTAGCACAGAGGATAGAAGACAGCGACCAGAGTGTAGCTGATCTTTTTGATACTGCCTATGACTCAACAGCTTAGTCTATTTCCATTAGACGAAGTACTTTCTGAGGAAGTTCTCAGTAAGAAGTGCATAGCCTGCGGATGTGATAAGGTCATTAGTGATTTCCCCATTCTACGCAGAGGTAGAGGTGAGCGGGATACTATGAGGTCTGTCTGCAAGGAATGCCACAAAGTAGCCTGTGCTATAGTGGCAGACTACAGAAATACTAACCCCTTGCCGGACGACTTTTGCTGTCCTCTATGTAGTAGAAGTATGGAAGACTTCCAAAAGGAAGGACGCTATAGGACACAGTCTCCTTTTTCAGTGGATCATAATCCTGAGACTCTAGAAGTACGCGGCTGGATATGTAACCCATGCAATAGTTCGATGGGTCTAGCTAAACATTCAGTAGACGTACTGAGCAACATGATAGAGTACCTACAAGCATAGCGGGTATGCCACTTATCTATCTACTCCTTAGATCACCTAATTGTTATAATGTGATCACATATAGTTAAGGAGATTAGATATGTTCACTAAGTTATTTGCAATACTCGTACACACATTCACAGGCGAGAGTGCATTACTCAAGAGCCTACAGAAGACCCAACAGCAAAGGGCTGACTACTGGATCTTACAGAATATGACAGACAAGGATTTAAGGGATATCGGCATTACCCGTGGAGAGATTAACTCTAAGGTATTTGGCGGGTAGACTGCTTTAAGTAATCTACTTAGGCACCTACCCCCATACTAGGGTGACTTAGAGTATGTATATAGTATACCGCTCAACCGACAATTCATTATACCCATTAATTACCTAACTGTCAATGTAAATAGTTAGCAACAGCACCTAATTAGGGGCTTGACCAAGTGTTACATTAAATGGTAAAATGAAGGATAAATAAAATTGTCGTTTAATTTATATTATATACGCGCTGCAATTCAAGAGCGCACAGGCCGAGTGCTAAAGTTCGATCACATCAAGAGACTGTTAGTAGAAGAGGGATTGGTTACTCAATCGGAGTTAGACGCCAATCCCTTAGCTAAAGAGTTCGACGGGTATGGTCGATACTTTGCCACTGAAGATTGTTCAGTAGCTATACCGCTTGAGCCTAGAAGATTTATTCCAGAACTTATTGATGAGGACTTTGACGATGAAAGCTAAAGCGTGTGGCGCGGATGTTAGCCCAGCCAAGAAACGTAAGATGCCGTCCCTAAATATGGGCGGTATGGTTACTAAGAAGAAGAAGCCAGCATACGGCGGCGGCGGGATGGCCATGAAGAAACCGGGCTATAGCTACGGCGGTATGGCTGGCAAAAAGAAGTAATGTTTGTCGGGGTCTTGCTTCTCTGTATGTCGGTAACAGACGTATCTAGCTGTGACGTACAGATGAAGCCTAAGACTATTTATTCTTCTCAAAAAGAATGCGCCGTAGAGATGTTTAAGATCGCCAAGTACGCAGCAAACAGATTGCAAATGGTGACCAAACCTTACTGCTTTTCAATAGAGGGACACAACATCTAGCAAAACTTTCGGGGGGGAGTGATGCTTGCAGAAATTGCAATGGCCAACGCCGCGTTTTCGGTAATCAAAACGGCGGTGCAGAATGGCCGGGAACTAGCTCAGTGCGGTAAATCTATCAGTGATTTCTTAACTGCCGAGGATAGCCTTAAAGAAAAAGCTGACAGTGACAAGAAATCTATTTTTAAAAAAGTCATGGGTAAGGACACCGCCGACTTTGAAAGTTTCCTAGCTCTCGATCAGATCAAAGAACAGCGCCGTCAGCTTGAGTCTCATATGCGTCTGTACGGAAGACCCGGCCTCTACGATAGCTGGGTTGAGTATCAGGGGCAGGCTAGGAAGGCTAGGAAAGAGGCTGAGAGACAGCGGAAGAAGGAGAGAGAGGAGCTTGTAGAAGCCATCTCAATCTTCGCCGGAGTTATGATTATTTTAGGTCTGGCGGTAGGCGGCGGCTACCTTTTCTACATCTACAAAATGTGAGGCTTTCATGGCAGGCAAGACTAAGGCTGAGAAGATCGCCGCTGGTAAGAAACGTCACGGCTTTACCGCAGTAAATAAGCCACGGCGAGGCGGACCCAAGAAGTTTGAGGTTCTGGCGGTAGAGGGTGACAGCGTTAAGTATATCACCTTTGGCGATCCAAAGATGGAGATCCGCAAAGATAATCCCGCAGCCCGTAAATCGTTCAGAGCTAGGCACAAGTGTGACACGGCTACTAGCAAATTAACGGCCAGATATTGGTCCTGCAAGAAATGGTGATCTAATGGCTGCTAAGAAGAAAACAAAGAAGGATGCCTGTTACGAGAAAGTAACGAAGGCAATGCCGCAAAACTCTGCATATCGGAGCGGTCACATAGTTAAGTGCCGCAAAGTTGGCGCTAAGAATTACAACATAGGCGGCAAAAAAAGTGGCAGCAAAAAAAAGTAGTACCAGCGGTGGCCTAAAGAAGTGGTTCGGACAGAACGGCGGTAAGGGCTGGGTTAACTGTAAGACGGGTGGCCCCTGTGGACGTAAGTCTAAGAAGAGTGGTGGCTCCTACCCCGCCTGTAGGCCCACTATGGCTCAGTGCAAATCCAAAGCTGGGAAAGCCGCCACAGCAAAGAAAACTTCTTCCAAGAAGGTAAATTGGAAACCTAAGAGGAAGAAAGCATGAGCGAAGATCGCCTTACCCGAATTGAGGATAAGTTGGACGCACTCTCAAACGCAGTCATTACTCTCGCCCGAATGGAGGAGCGCATGATTACTGTGTTTAAGCGTATGGACAATATCGATGACCAACAGAAAGCAATGTGGGATCGCATCGTTAAGCTAGATCAGCTTACTGCGTCCAGAGGCCATAAGCTTCAATTCTTTGAACGGATCTGGTGGATCGTATTCACAGCCTCAATAGGCGCTGGGTTTGTATATATGAGGACGATGGGATGAAGACTGAAAAAGAATATACCGAAAAGCAGTTGATGTTCCTAGACGCCCTTATGTCTGAGGAGTGCAAAGGTAATATTAAGAAGGCCATGCAGGCCGCTGGCTATGCGGACAACACCTCTAGCACGGTAGTCGTATCCGCCCTGAAGGATGAGATTAACGACAGAGCCGCTATGGTGATGGCTATGAATAGCACCAAGGCAGCTTGGGGTATGGTAGACGTATTAGACGATCCCGGTGCTATGGGCGCTCGTAACTCTATCTCAGCGGCTTCCCAGATACTGGACCGCACAGGCCTCATTAAGAAAGAGCAAGTAGAAGTTAAGAATACAGGCGGGGCGATGTTTATATTGCCACCGAAGAGCGACGATTGAGCATTTGGTTAGATAAGACCAGACCTAATAAGACCGCTAAGATACCATACGCATACAAGGAATCTGACCACGATCCCTTAGTTTTAGTAGCTGACGAAGATAAAGCTACAATGGTAGAAGAGGCCTTAGACTATCTGGAAGATGGACACTCCACCCGCAAGACGGCTGAGTGGCTGACATCCAAAACTGGTGACAGGATTACTCATCAGGGTCTGATACATATATGGAAAGCCCGTAGAGGCCCAGACAGCGAGAAGCCGTCCAAACGTCTGAAGCAGCTTGCCAAAGAAAACCGCAAGCGTAAGCCCAAGACAAAGGCTGAGAAGACACTGGCCACCGCCAAGCGTAAGCAGACAGATGCTAAACGCAGGCTGACTATGGCGAAGAAGGCCTTAAATGAGCTACAGCCTGCAAAGGAATTAGACACTTCCAACTTAGACTTCTCTATCATCGAGAGCGAAAAGCAGAAGCAGGAAGTCGTATTCGCACCCAACGAGGGACCACAGACAGAGTTCCTAGCGGCCAGCGAAAGAGAAGTGCTTTATGGCGGCGCAGCCGGAGGTGGAAAAAGTTTTGGACTTCTCGCAGACCCCATGCGCTACTTTAGTAACCCTAATTTCAATGGCTTAATACTACGTCGAACCAACGACGAACTAAGAGAACTAATCTGGAAATCACAGGAATTATACCCCAGAGCATTTCAAGGGGCAAAGTGGGCAGAGAAGAAGTCACAGTGGACGTTTCCTAGCGGGGCCAAACTCTGGTTAACCTACCTAGAGAGAGATCAGGATGTTTTACGCTATCAAGGGCAGGCCTTTAGTTATGTAGCATTCGATGAGTTAACTCAGTATCCTACTGATTTTGCTTGGAATTATATGAGATCTCGGCTTCGTACAACCGACCCTACCCTGCCGATATATATGAGAGCGACCACAAACCCCGGTGGCGCGGGTCATGGATGGGTAAAGCGCACTTTTATTGACCCGGCTCCAGCTAATACAAAGTTTGTAGCACGGGACTTAGAGAGCGGCGATGACATGGTCTACCCTGACGGCCATGAGAAGGCTGGGGAGCCACTGTTCTACCGTCGATTTATACCCGCCAGCCTCAAGGATAATCCCTACCTCATGGAGGGCGGGCAGTACGAGGCTAACTTGCTGTCTCTACCTGAGATGCAGCGTAGGCAGTTACTTGAAGGAGATTGGGCAGTTGCAGATGGTGCGGCGTTTTCAGAGTTTAGGTCATCAGTACACGTTATTGAGCCGTATGACATACCGACTGATTGGCGTAGGTTTCGCTCATGTGACTACGGATATAGCTCTTATAGTGCTGTTCACTGGTTTGCTATTGATCCAAGCTACGGGACACTAGTCAATTACCGGGAATTATACCTGAGTAAGCACACAGGCAGAGACCTAGCGAAGGCAGTTATAGAAGCCGAAGGCGGTGAGCGTATTGACTACGGCGTACTGGACTCCAGTTGTTGGCATAATCGCGGTCAGTTAGGACCATCTATAGCCGAAGAGATGATTTCACAGGGTACACGCTGGCGTCCTAGCGACAGAACTAACGGCGCACGGGTGGCAGGCAAGAACCGCTTCCACGAAGTTCTGAAAATAGACGAAGATACAGGCCTACCGGGCATCCAGTTCTTCAATACTTGCCGCCAGATAATCGCAGACCTGCCCGTCATACCAGCGGACCCTCGAGGTTCTGATGACATCGACCCCCGCTACGCATCAGACCACGCATACGACAGTGTCAGATACGCAGTTATGAGCCGACCCAAGGCATTCAGCCCCTTTGATATGGGCCAAGGCATTCCACAACAAGTCTGGCGTCCCGCAGACACAACATTTGGATACTAAATATGGCATTGATGGAAAAACCACTACCAGAAGACGTAACAGATACTGATATTGCAGTACCCCTTGACGAAGACGGCGATGTAGAGCAAGAAAATATCAATTTTTCTGGTGCGGTGGCCTTTGTAGACAGCCAATATACCCGCGCAAAGGACGCACGTTACTCCGACGAAGAGCGTTGGCTGGACTCCTACCGCAATTATCGCGGTATTTACTCCAGTGAGGTACAATTTACCGACACAGAGAAGTCAAAAGCCTTTATTAAGGTCACTAAGACGAAAGTATTGGCCGCTTATGCCCAAGTTGTGGACGTTCTGTTTGCTGGCAGCAAGTTTCCTATCGGTATTGAGTCCCGGCAGTTCCCAAACAACCTAGCTGAGTCCGTATCCTACGATCCAAACGCCCTGACAGACGAAAAAGTTAAGGAAAAGGTCAAGGTAGACTACAAAGTACCAACTTCTATCGTCCGCCCTGACATTGCTAAGGAGCTAGGCCTGTTTAAAGACAACCTAGAGCCAGTAAAAGACGAATTAGAGCTAGGTAGTAAGACAACACCGGGTTCCATCACCTTTGAGCCAGCAAAACGTGCCGCCCAGAAGATGGAAAAGCTAATGCACGACCAGTTGGAAGAGACTGACGCGCCTAAGCATCTTCGATCAGTAGCATTCGAGACCACACTCTTCGGTACAGGTGTATTCAAGGGTCCATTTGCTATGGATAAAGAATATCCACGCTGGGATGCGGAAGGTAACTACGATCCACTGTTTGAGACCATCCCTAAGATGGAATACGTCAGCATTTGGGACTTCTACCCCGATCCAGACGCTAGGAATATGTCTGAGGCTGAGTTTACCATCCAGCGACACCGACTGAACCGCACACAGATGCGTTCACTAAAGAAACGGCCACACTTCCGCTCTGAGAGCATTGAATTAGCCTTAGAATACGGCGCAGACTACCAGAGAGAGTACTGGGAGGACGCCTTAGAAGACGATACAGTAGCATCCTCGATGGAACGCTACGAAGTACTGGAATATTGGGGCATATTGGACGCAGAATTGGCTGAAGAAGCCGACATTGAGATACCTAAAGAACTAGAAGATCAGGACGAAATTCAGGTCAATATATGGATATCTAACGGCCAAATCCTTCGTTTAGTGCTAAATCCGTTCACACCCACCCGCATTCCTTACTTAGCAGTGCCGTATGAGCTTAATCCGTACAGCTTTTTCGGCATTGGTGTGGCTGAGAATATGCTTGATACTCAATTGCTGATGAATGGCTTCATGCGTATGGCGGTGGATAATGGCGCACTGTCTGGCAACCTATTAATTGAGATCGATGAGACAAACTTAGTACCGGGACAGGATATGTCTGTGTACCCCGGCAAGGTCTTTCGGAGGCAGTCAGGTCAACCGGGTACTGCGATTAATGGCACTAAGTTCCCCAACGTAAGCCAAGAGCTTCTTATGATGTTTGACAAGAGCCGACAGCTTGCAGACGAAGCAACAGGTATCCCGTCATACAGTCACGGTTCAGGAGCCGTTGGCGGTGTAGGTAGGACTGCTTCGGGTATGTCTATGCTCATGGGGGCTGCCGCTCAGAACATTAAGGCCGTTGTCAGAAATATAGATGATTACTTACTAGCTCCGCTTGGCCGCAGTCTGTTCAGTTTCAATATGCAATTCAATTTCGACAAAGAGTTTATTGGCGACCTCGACGTTAAGGCACGGGGTACTGAGAGCCTCATGCGTAATGAAGTTCGTAGCCAGAGACTTCTACAGTTCATGCAGATGACGGCTAACCCTGCGATGCAGCCGTTTGTTAAATACGATTACATCTTGCGTGAGTTGGCTTCCAGCATGGACCTAGACGAAGATAAGATCTTAAACGATCCACGCGAGGCGGCTATCCAACAGAAGATGATGGCCGAGATACAGGCACTCATGCCCCAGCCCCCAGTACCTCCACAGGGAGCAACCCCTGAAGGCGGACCACCCTCCGTACAAGACCCAACAGGCAACGGCGGCGGTAACGTAGCCCCCGGCCAAGCACCTGAACCAGACGCAGCGGGTTTCACAGGCGGCGGCGGTGGAGCCAACGGCGGTAATGCACCACAACCACAGCAACCTCCTCAAGGACCAGTTCAGTAATGTGGATGCTCTTATTTTTCCAGTTAGTGAATAACAACGTAACTCACTATAAGCTAGGCCAGTATCCCAGCGAAAAAGTATGTCAGGAACAAAAGACTAAGGCTTCTGTCTTAGTGACTACTACCAACATTGCCCTCTACTGCTTTGAGATCACAAATGGATAAAGTAAAATTACCTTTGGCCCTAGTCTTAGCTATGGCCGTACAATTAGTGGGTGCAGTCTGGTGGGTATCAAAGCAGTCCTACACTATAGATAGTCTACGCGAAGAAGTTTCTAACCTACAGGAAGTTACAAAAGTTATAGATTTAGACGTAGCCCAATTAATACTCTTCGCCACATTTACAGAAAACCGCTGGGCCGAAGCCTATGCAGAGGACATGACCTACATCCGCCAATTTGGCACAAAGGCTGTCCCTAAAAATACAGGCAAATAATGGATAAACAGTTTTTCAGGGAGCTTCTGCCCCTAGTCAACGACAGAGAGCAGTACTCCTCGTTAAAGGACTACGCAAAGGCCCGCATACTACATTACCACGGTCTGCTTGAGACTACTAAGGATCACCAGCGAGTATTAGAAATTCAGGGAGCTATAGCGGAATTGAAGCGCATAGAGACCCTGAGAGATGAAGTTACTAAGGGAGCCGAATAATGGGTCTGTATGAGTTTATGTTTGGTGGGGAAGAGGCCTCTGAAGAGACCGAAACTATGTTTGGGTTTACCGCAGAAGGTGCGACACAGGAAGCAGAAAAACTTGCAGTAGATATCCCAGAGATCACTTGGAAAGACGTAGGCAATGTAGCCTTAGACTTCACCCCTATCATAGGAGACATCAAGGGCGGTTATGAGACCGTCCAGATGATTGGTGAGGAGCTATCTCAAGAAAACCCTAACTACTATCTAATAGGCGCTATGGGCGGCTTAGGGGCCGCTGCCACGATCA